TGGTATCACTGGTACACTAAGTCAAGCAGGTAGTGGTACTATTACAGTAACTGGATTAGCGGCAAGTACAAGTTATACATTTACCGTAACTGCTACAAATAGTATTGGAACAAGTAGTCCAAGTGCATCAAGTAATAGTATCACAACAGATTCACCAATTACTGGAACTACAAAAGCTATATTTGGTTATGGCAGCAGTCAGTCTGGCACACGATATTCAATAACCAATCTAGTAAATAATACGGGTGTAGTCGCTACAAATACCGCAGGTGTAGGTACTGCTAGACGAGGTCTAGCAGCCGCAGGTTATGGTGGTGATAAAGCTATATTTGGATATGGCGACACCGACGTAGGACAGGTAAATATGGTCAATCTAGTATCAAACACAGGTGTAGTTGCTACTGACACTGCAGGTGTAGGTACTGCTAGATGTTTTCTAGCGGCAGCAGGCTATGGTGGTGATAAAGCTATCTTTGGTTATGGAACTACTTTCTCACCAACTACCAAAAGATCAATGACCAATCTAGTATCAAATACGGGTGTAGTTGCTAGTGATACGGCAGGTGTAGGTACTACTAGAAGTGAATTGGCAGCCGCAGGTTATGGAGGTGATAAAGCGATATTTGGATATGGAGGCTCTGGTGTATCAAATACCACAATAACCAACCTAGTATCAAATACTGGTGTAGTAGCAACTGATACCGCAGGTGTTGGTACTGGTAGATTCTCACTTGCGGCCGCAGGTTATGGTACAGATAAAGCTATTTTTGGTTATGGTAGTAATGGAACTAATCTTTCAATTACCAACCTAGTATCAAATACAGGCGTTGTGGCCACAGACGTCACAGGTGTTGGTACTGCTAGGCAGGGATTAGCAGCCGCAGGTTATGGTACTGATAAAGCTATATTTGGATATGGAGCTGGCGTCAGTGGTGATTTATCAGTAACTAATCTAGTATCAAACACAGGTGTAGTTGGTAATAATGTTACTGGTGTAGGTACTGCTAGACGTTATCTAGCGGCCGCGGGGTATTCATTATCGTAAACACATTTATTATAAAGGAAACAAATTATAACAATAACTAACCCATACTTACTGTATCAATGTGTAAATCCGTTGACTAAATACATAATAGGAGATTAAATATGTCACAAATAGTGCGCTATGTGTGTTTATAATTAAAAGATACCATGTCAATTACTAAAATCGAGCCAAATCTTGTAAATGCAAGTGCTAACTTTACGTTCAACAACGTGACGGCTACGGGTAACCTATCCTCGCTCAATGCTAATCTCGGTAATCTTGCACAAGCAAACTATTTCAGCGGTAGTGGTGCTAACTTAACAAATTTACCAGCTGGTAATATATCCGGACAAGTTGGTAATGCACTTATATCAGGTACTGTATATACTGCCTCACAACCAAATATAACAAGTGTTGGTACACTAACTGGATTAACAAGTACAGGTACTATTAACTTAACCGGTGCAAGTAACGTGGCACTAGGTCCAGTGGGTAATGTTCGGATCACCGGTGGCTCTAATGGACAATATTTACAAACAGATGGTTCTGGTATACTGTCTTGGTCTACTGTAGCTAGCGGGTCAACAAGTAATATCAGTAATGGTAATAGTAATGTTAACATTCCATCAAGTAATGGAAATGTTAATATTAGTGCTGTAGGTAATGCAAACATATTAGTTATAACTGGTACCGGTGCAAACATCACAGGCACGTTAAATGTTACCGGTAATACAACTGTTGGTAATTTAACTACTAGTGGTTCAGGTGGTAACGTTAGCAATGTTAATGTTATCTCAGCTAATACATTTATTGCTAGTGGTAATATCACTTCTGGTAATGCTAATTTAGGTAATGTAGTAACAGCTAATTTCTTTATTGGATCAGGTAATAATTTAAGTAATATTCAAGGTGCAAATGTTACAGGTGCTGTATCAAGTGCTACCACAGCTAGTACCGTAACTACAGCATCACAGCCAAATATTACAAGTGTAGGTACATTAAGTAGCCTATCAGCAACCGGCAATATCACTTCTGGAAATGCTAACTTAGGTAACTTAGTTACAGCTAATTTCTTTACTGGTAATGGTAGTTTATTAACTGGTATTACAGTTAGTGCTGGTAATACTATTGTAAGTGGAAATAGCAATGTACTTGTTTCTGCAAACGGCAATGTAACAACTAGCGTATCAGGTAATGCAAACATATTAGTTATAACTGGTACAGGTGTTAATGTCGCAGGCACATTAAACGTTACAGGAAATGCAACAGTTGGTAATTTAATCACAGCCGGTTCAGGTGGTAACGTTAGCAATGTTAATGTTATCTCAGCTAATACATTTATTGCTACTGGTAATATCACTTCTGGTAATGCTAATTTAGGTAATGCAGTAACAGCTAATTTCTTTATTGGTAACTTATATGGTACAGCTAATTTAGCAACAACTGCAACAACTGCAAATTCAGTTGCAGGAGCGAATGTATCTGGACAAGTAGCTAACGCATTAGTAGCAGGTACAGTCTACACTAATGCACAACCTAATATTACATCAGTCGGTACATTAACTGATTTAAGTATATCCGGAAATGCAGTAGTTGCTGGTAATTTAGTTGTAAGTGGAAACACTAGCTATATCAATGTAGAAACACTAACAGTTGAAGATCCTATCATTGAATTAGGTGGTGGAGTAAACGCTGCACCTCTATCAAGCAATGACGGGAAAGATAGGGGCACATTATTACATTACTACACATCAGCACCAGTAGACGCATTTATTGGGTGGGATAATTCAAATGCAGAATTTGCGTTTGGTAGTAATGTTTCAGTATCAAGTGAAGTAGTAACTTTTAACAGCTTGGGCAATGTACGTGCCAGTTATTTCATAGGTAATGGTAGTCAACTAACAGGTATAACAGCAGCTACATCAAGTAATGCTAATTATGCTAACTATGCAGGTAATGCGTTTAGTGTTACTGGTAGTAACGTAACCGGAGCAGTAGCTTATGCAACAACTGCAAATGCAGTAGCTGGTGCTAATGTATCCGGTAATGTAGGCAATGCATTAAATGCATATGCAGTTGCGGGCGCAAATGTTTCTGGTCAAGTAGCTAACGCATTAGTAGCAGGTACGGTCTATACTAACGCACAGCCAAATATCACTTCAGTTGGGACACTAACTAGTTTAGATGTTACTGGAAATATCACTTCTGGCAATGCTAACTTAGGTAACTTAGTTACAGCTAATTTCTTTACTGGTAATGGTAGTTTATTAACTGATATTACAGTAAGCGCAGGCAATACAATTGTAAGTGGAAATAGCAATGTATTAGTAGCCGCAAACGGCAATGTAACAACTAGTGTAGCCGGTAATGCAAATATTGTGATTGTAACTGGTACAGGTGTTAATGTTGCAGGCACATTAAACGTTACAGGAAATGCAACAGTTGGTAATTTAATCACAGCCGGTTCAGGTGGTAACATTAGTAACGTCAATGTTATTAGTGCAAACACATTCATTGCTACTGGTAATATCACCGCCGGCAATATTAATACTACTGGCTCAGGTGGTAATATTGGTAATGCTAATGTTATCTCGGCAAATACTTTTATTGCTACTGGTAATATTACTGTAAGTAATGCTAACTTAGGCAATGCCGCAACAGCTAATTACTTCATTGGTAATCTCTATGGAACAGCTAACTTAGCTACATATGCAACAACTGCAAATGCAGTAGCAGGTGGTAATGTTTCTGGACAGGTAGCTAACGCATTAGTAGCCGGCACAGTATATACAAATGCTCAACCAAACATTACGTCAGTTGGTACATTAACAAGTTTAGGTGTTACCGGTAATATCACATCCGGTAATGCTAATTTAGGTAATACAACTACCGCTAATTTCTTTATTGGTAGTGGTAATAATTTAAGTAACATACAAGGTGCAAATGTAACTGGTGCTGTTGGTTTAGCAACATTTGCTACAACTGCCAATGCAATAGCCGGAGCGAATATCTCTGGTCAAGTAAGTAACGCATTAGTTTCAGGTACAGTATACACTAATGCACAGCCAAATATAACTAGTATAGGATCATTAACTGGTTTAACAGTAAGTAATGCATCTGGTGTAGTTGATTTTACAACTACCGCTAACGTTACATTGGGGGCTATCGCTAATTTACATATATCTGGTGGTACAGCAAATTATGTGCTTAACACAGATGGTGCAGGTAACTTAAGTTGGGTAGCACCACCTGGTGGTGCAAATGTAACAGTAGATAACTTTACTGGTAATGGTGTACAAACAATATTTACTTTAAGCACTACTCCAATTGGCATAAATCAAACTAGTGTTAACTATAATGGAGCTACAGTATTGCGTACTGATTATACATTAGCTAACGCTAATATTACATTTAGTAGTGCACCTGAAAATGGTAGTTTAATTGAAGTAACCACTATAAATCTCACTTCCGGTGGAGGTGGTGGAGGAATAACAGCACAAGATTTATTAAGCCCGTTCTTATTAATGGGAGCATAAGGAAATAACATGGCAATCACATATAAAGTTTTAGGGCAAAGTAACCCAGCAGCAAATACAAATACAGATTTGTATACAGTACCAGCATCGACTTCAGCAGTGTGTAGTACAATTGTAATTTGTAATCAGGCAGCAAGTGCCGCAACATTTCGTGTAGCAGTAAGACCAGCTGGAGCATCAATTGGAGCTTCACAGTATATTTCATATGATACTAACGTGAATGCTAATGATAGTATTACAATGACTATTGGTATTACATTAGCAACAACAGATGTAGTTACAGTAAGAGCTAATACAACTACAGTAAGTTTTAGTTTATTTGGGTCAGAGTTAACATGAGTATAACCTCAGTTGTAAATGACCTTGTAACTAGCGTAAGTGTCATTAACGCATTAAAACCTTTACCTCCAACTATAACTAGTTATAGTGTTGGTGGATTAGATGATACTGCACTAGATCCAGCTGGTGGACAAACAGTACAAATAAACGGTACTGGCTTTTTACCGGGTGCAACAATCACATTTGATGGTAGTGCTGTAGCAGTAGTTACGTATGTTAGTCCAAATCGGTTAACCTTTACAAGCCCAGCAAAAAGTGCAGGCACATATACAATTTACGCAGTAAATCCCGATGGAGGTACCGCAATATTTATTCCTGGTATCATTTATAGTGTGTTACCAACTTGGACAACAAGTGCAGGTACATTAGGTAGTTATTATGAGACAACAAGTATATCAAACACTGTTGTAGCTTCTGGTGATGCACCAATAACTTATTCATTATTTTCTGGTTCATTACCGACTGGTTCTACATTATATGCTAATGGTGTTATAACTGGTACAGCTCCGATAGATAGTAGTAGCACAACATATTCATTTACGATACAAGCAACTGATGCTCAATTACAAGATAGTACTAGAAGTTTTAGTTTAACGATTAATACTGATGCTGTTACCTGGGTTAGTCCAGCAAATAATACAACATATACAAGTGCGGTAGATAGTGCTATAGCTAATGTAACATTAAGTGCGACTGATGCCGCTGGTTATGCTGTTAGTTATAGTGCTAATGCACTACCAACTGGATTGAGTTTAAGTGGTGCTAATATATCTGGTACACCAACGGTAATAGCTGATAGTAGTACATTGTTAACAGCTACGGCTGCGACAACAAATCGTACTGCTGTGAGAACTATCAATTGGAGTATTACAGTAGCGAATGATCCATACTTTGAGTATAATACATTATTGATACCGGGAGCAAGCACAACATTCGTAGATGATGCAAGTACAAATAACTTTGCAGTAACTATTAATGGTGATACAAAGCCGAACAATTTTAATCCATACACACCGGGCTATTATAGTAATTATTTTGATGGTACACAAGATGGTTTATTGACGCCGGCTGGATCTGGAAATCTTGTAAATACTGATTTTACATGGGAGGCTTGGGTTAATTTCTCATCATTAGCATCAGCTTCTTGTATTATAGGATCTGGTACTTCCGACAGAACAATTTTATATTATGATACAACGAATGGATTAACATATGTTGTTGCTAGATCGGGTGGCAATCAAGTATTAATTCAACAAGGATCAACTAGTGGTTGGGCTGTGGGTACTTGGTATCATGTAGCAGTTGTTAGAAGTGGTAATAACTATACAATATATAGAAACGGTGTTTCAATAGCGACAGGAACTAGTGCATATGCTCAATCTGATCTAAGCCAAGGGTTAAGTGTTGGTTATTCCAACGTTGCCGCAAGTGAACTAACAGTAACTGGATACATTTCAAATGCTAGAGTAGTTAACGGAACAGCAGTATATACATCTGCATTTACTCCTTCAACAATACCATTAACAGCTATATCAGGTACCCGATTATTAACTTGTCAGAGTAATCGTTTTATAGATAACAGTACAAACAACTTTACTTTAACAGTTTATGGTAATACATCAATAAGTGCATTTGACCCATTCATACCAAACACATCTTATAGTAGTTATGGTAGTGGATACTTTGATGGTACTGGGGATTATATAAAGGCACCCGCCAATGCAGCCCTTTCATTTGATGCGGACTTTTGCATAGAGTGTTGGGTTAACACATCTACAATTTCATTGGATCCATACGGCCGAAGACTTTGGTCTTTTGGATCAGGGTCCGGAACCTACCTAGACGCATTGTTTTATGATGGCAGCGGGATTACATCAAACCTGTGCATACAAGTTCCTAGTGCAGGGATTGTTATTACAGGTACAATACCGGTAGCCAATAGTCAATGGAATCATGTTGCATTAACTCGTTCTGGATCTTCAATGAAGTTATTTGTAAATGGTGTACAGAGTGGCAGTACATATACAACCGCCGGTGCATATTCAGCTGGTGCTACCAATGGCATGTATATCGGTTGTTTGGGTGAAGGTGTTGGTGGATTCTTTTTAGGATCTATTACTGATTTGCGTGTAGTTAAAGGTACAGCAGTATATACAACAACATTCACCCCACCCTCAGCACCCTTAACCGCTATAGCAAATACAAGTTTATTAACATTACAAAACAATCAACCAGTAAACAATAGTACTTTCTTAGATAACAGTACAAACAACTTTTTAGTTACACGTGCTGGTAATGCTACTCAAGGTACATTTAGTCCTTATGGTGGTAACTGGTCTGCATCTTTAAATGGTACAACTGATTACTTATCTACTCCATATAATACTGCATTTGATTTTAATACTGGTAATTTTACCGTGGAGTGTTGGTTTAATCATACTGGTGCAAATTTTGCTAACTATCCAATGTTATTTGGTCTTGCAACAGGTTCAAATTCTGCACGTAGTTACTATTTTTACATAGATCCTTCAGGATTTTTAAACTTTAGTATGTACCCAGATGGAGTTACTGTGACTTTACTTACAGCAACTACTGCTTGTACACGTAATGTGTGGAATCATACTGCTCTAGTTAGAAGCAGTGGTACAACAAAAATTTATTTAAATGGCGTTGTTGTAGCTACTGCCGCTAATCAAAATTTTCAACCTTATTTAAATGCTGGTTCCTTTTTTAACATTGGCAGAGAAGCATCATTTAATGGTTCTTACTTTCCAGGGTATATTTCAAATTTTCGTATAGTAAAAGGCACAGCATTATATACAACTACATTTACACCACCTACAACACCACTAACACCAATAACAAATACTGTTTTATTAACCTGCCAATCATCTCGTTTTATAGATAACAGTATAAACAACTTTACTATTACAAAAGCCGGTGATACTAGTGTACAACGATTTAGTCCATTCAATCCATCATCAGTAACCCCAACAAGTTATAGTGGTTATTTTGATGGTACGGGGGATTATGTTAGTGCTCCATATAGTGCTGGCGGGCAATTAGGTAGTAATAATTTCACAATTGAATTTTGGGCATATTTTTCAAGTGTTGCATCTGGGCAACAATTACTTAGTGCATATCAAAGTGGATCAACTATAAATTACGCCCTTTACACAGCCTCAACTGGTACTCTAAACTACTACCTAAGTTCAAACGGTAGCACATGGAATATTGCAAGTGGGGTATCTTTTGGTAATATTTCAGTAAATACTTGGATTCATGTAGCGTTGGTAAGAAACGGAAGCACTTTTACTCCATATCTAAACGGTGTTGCTGGTACTACATCTACAAGCGCATCAGCAATTTATACAAATACTTCACCTACAATTATTGGAGCTGCCGTTAATCCAACAGTTAATTCACCATTTACAGGTTATATATCCAACCTACGAATTGTTAATGGGACAGCCGTCTATACCGCAACATTCACCCCACCGACAAGCCCACTAACAGCAATTGCGAATACAAGTTTATTAACCTGTCAATCACCAACATTTATAGATAACAGTACAAACAACTTTACGATTACTGCCGCAGGGGATAGTAAACCAACAATACAAAACCCATTTGGGTTTACTAGTGCAACAACTAATGGCTATACACCAAGTACAATAGGTGGTAGTGGTTATTTTGATGGTACTGGGGACAATTTAATAACTCCCAATAATTCAGCACTAGCACTTGGTGCTGGGGATTTTACTGTAGAAGCAAATTTCTATTTAACCACAAGTAATACGGCCCAGTGTATTCTAGATTTTAGAACTGCTGCGGGGTCTAGTACTGGATTCTTTTTAGGTATTGTTGACTCTGGTAAAATTCAAGTATGGAATGGCGGTAGTGCAATTTTATCTAATGCAATTGTTACAACAGGCAGATGGTATCACTTAGCAATAGTTAGAAAATCTACTACTTTAACAGCGTACTTAGATGGAGTAGCAGTGGCTACCAATACAAGCTCATCAACTAATTTTACTGATAATAGATGTAGTATTGGAAGTAGCCCAGTTGACGCTGATGTAAAAATCACAGGTTACTTGTCAGATGTGCGTGTTGTAAAAGGTACCGCAGTATATATTTCAAATTTCGTACCACCTACACAACCACTAACCGCAGTACAAAATACAGTATTACTAACTAATATGACCAGTGCAGGTATATACGATGCCGCAATGATGAATAACATGGAAACTGTTGCTGATGCTAAACTAAGTACAGCAGTAAGTAAGTTTGGCGGAAGTAGTATGAGTTTTGATGGCACCGGTGATTATCTGATACTACCTGCAGGACAAACAGGTGCATTTAACACAGGTAACTTTACTATTGAGTTTTGGTTTTATGCCACTACTGTTGCTATAGCAAATCAAGCTTTTATAGCGCAACGAACCGGTGATACGGTAGCCGTTATTGGCTGGAGTATACGTCTTGGAACATCCACATTTGCTGCCGATATATCTAATGGGTCAACTAACTATACTCTTACACATCAAACGGCAGTATCTGCAAATAGTTGGAATCACGGTGCCTTAGTTAGATCGGGCACTTCAATAACACTTTATTTAAATGGTGTAGCTAATTCATCTCCACAGACAGTAGCATCTAATTACATTCTGAATGGATCTGGTAGTACCATATACATAGGATATGCATCCTCTGGATCAGTAATTTCCTCGTTTAATGGTTACATGGATGACCTCAGAATAACAAAAGGTTATGCACGTTATACAAGTAACTTCACCCCACCAACAAGTGCATTTCAGCTCTTTTAATGTAATACAATCAATGATTATGCTACTAAATATAGTATAGGAAATAAAAAATGAGTCATTTTGCACAAATAGATGAAAATAACATCGTTACACAAGTAATCGTAATAGAACAAGATGTGGTAGATACAGGTCTATTTGGAGATCCAAATAGCTGGATTCAAACAAGCTATAACACATCTGGAGGTGTACATACTCAAGGTGGTACACCATTACGTAAAAATTATGCTGGTATAGGCTATACATATGATAATACTAGAGATGCATTTATTCCACCAAAACCATATAATAGTTGGGTATTAAATGAAACTACATGCTTATGGGAAGCGCCTATACCAATGCCAGATGATGATAAAATGTATAGTTGGGATGAAGAAACAACATCTTGGATTGAAATAACTGTGTAACTGTTACAAAACAAATTGGATTAAATACATACATGGGGTTATAAAATTAATCCAATTATACTAATAAGAGAAACAATGCATGGCAATTACAAAATTACAACCGTTCAATTTAGATACAACCGCTAATTACACCTTTGCCAATATTACCACAACTAATGCTAATTTAGGAAATGCGGCTACAGCTAATTTCTTTGTAGGTAATGGTAGCTTATTAACGGGTATTACAGTAAGCGCAGGTAATAGTATTGTTAATGGCAATAGCAATGTAACGGTAGCAGCCAATGGCAATGTAACGACAAGTGTTGCAGGAAACAGTAATATATTCATTGTTACTGGCACCGGCGTAAATGTATCCGGTACACTAAACAGTACCGGTAATGCTAATGTAGGCAATTTGGGTGCCACAGATGTACTAGCAACAACATTGGGTGGTTCACTAACAACGGCAGCTCAACCAAATATAACCTCAATTGGTACATTAAGTAGTTTAAGTGTAAGTGGTAATATCACTTCTGGTAATGCTAATTTAGGCAACAATATATCAGCTAACTTCTTCACTGGAAATGGTAGCTTGTTAACCGGAGTTACAGCAACTTCAGTAGCAGGTGCTAACGTAACTGGTCAAGTTGGTAATGCGTTAGTTGCAGGTACTGTATATACAGCCGCACAACCAAACATCACAAGTGTTGGTACACTAACAAGTTTAGATGTAACGGGTAATATTACATCAGGTAATGCTAATTTAGGCAATAATGTATCGGCTAATTTCTTTACTGGCAATGGTAGTTTATTAACTGGTATTACAGTTAGTGCAGGTAATACTATTGTAAATGGGAACAGTAATGTATTAGTATCTGCAAACGGTAATGTAACAACTAGTGTAGCAGGTAATGCAAATATCTTAATTGTAACAGGCACGGGTGTTAATGTAGCAGGAACACTAAATGTAACAGGTAATGCAACAGTTGGTAATATTGTTACATCTGGGTCAGGTGGTAATGTATCTAATGTCAATGTTATTTCAGCCAACACATTTACTGCTTCAGGCAACATAACAGCCAGCAATGCAAACTTAGGTAATAGTGTTACCGCTAATTACTTTACTGGTAACTTATATGGTACTGCTAATTTATCTACATTTGCAACAACTGCTAATAGTGTAGCAGGGGCTAATGTTAGTGGGCAAGTAGCCAATGCATTAGTATCCGGTACAGTATATACAAATGCACAACCAAATATAACAACGGTTGGATCATTGCTTGGATTAACAGTAAGTAATGCAACCGGGGTAGTAAACTTTACAACTACTGCTAATATAGCATTAGGTCCAGTAAGTAATGTACATATTACCGGTGGCTCAAATGGACAATATCTACAGACAGATGGATCTGGTAATTTAAGTTGGTCTACAGTAAGTACTAATCCAAGTAATATTAGTAATGGCAATAGCAATGTAAGTATTTCAACAGCTAATGGCAATATCACAATGAGTGCTGTTGGTAATGCAAATATTGTAACTGTTACTGGTACAGGTGCTAATATTTCTGGAACATTGAATACTACTGGTAATGTAACGTTTACCGGATCTAACATCAGTTTAGGTAATGTAGGTAATGTTCGTATAACCGGCGGTACTGCTAATTATGTATTAAGTACAGATGGTGCGGGTAACTTAGATTGGGTGGCACAAAGTGGTGGTAATGCGGCAAACGTAACAGTAGATAACTTTACTGGTAATGGTGTACAAACAATATTTACTTTAAGCACTACTCCAATTGGCATAAATCAAACTAGTGTTAACTATAATGGTGTAACAGTATTACGTTCAGATTATACATTATCTGGAGCAAACATCACATTCAGCAGTGCCCCTGCAAATGGCAGTTATATAGAAGTAACAACAATCAATTTAACCGCTGGAGGCGGTGGTGGAGCATCATCAGCTGCCGCAGTAGGCTATTCATTAATATTTGGAGGATAATATGGCAGCACCAAACATAATCAGTGCAACAACAATCAATGGTAAAACAACGGGTGCAAACCTAACAACAACAAGTGCAACTACAGTATTAAACAATGCTAGCGGTAGTGGAAAATGCTTAAAAGTAAACGTATTAAACGTAGCAAACTATGGAGCTAACGCAGCCAATGTAACAGTTGGTTATTACAATGCAGCCAACGTTGGTGGAACATTATTTCAACTTGTGGGTAATGTAAGTGTTCCTAGCAATAGCACATTAAATGTTATTGATAAAACAAGTCAGTATTACTTAGAAGAAAACAGTAGTTTAGGAGCTATAGCCGGTACAGCTAACACATTATGTGTTACTTGCAGTTATGAGGATATAAGCTAAAATGGTTAAAAGATATTATGGCGGTGTAATGTCTGCTACACAGGTTAATGCCGCATCAAATTCTGGATTTTACAACGCTACTCAACAGATGCAAGCTAAACAAGCCAATAACTGGCCTCTGCCGCCTAGTCCTGGCACACAGAAAGCTATATTTGGATATGGATACGCTAGTGCTTATGTATCAATAACCAACCTAGTAAGTAATACCGGTGTAGTAGCCGCAGACGTTACTGGTGTAGGCACTCCTAGAAATTCACTAGCAGCCGCTGGTTATGGTGGTGATAAGGCTATATTTGGATATGGGACTGGTGCTGCGTTCGGTGTGTCGGTAACCAACCTAGTATCAAATACCGGTGTAGTTGCTAGTGATACTGCTGGAGTAGGAACTGCTAGAAGTGGATTAGCAGCCGCAGGTTATGGTACTGATAAAGCTATATTTGGATATGGAGCTAGTGCATCAGTAACCGCAATCACCAACTTAGTATCAAATACAGGTGTAGTTGCTAGTGATACTGCAGGCGTCGGTACTGCAAGACATTCACTAGCAGCCGCCGGGTATGGTAGTGATAAAGCACTATTTGGATATGGTAACAATGGTGGACTTTATCGATCAATAACCAATCTAGTATCAAACACCGGTGTTGTTTCTACTGATACTGCAGGTGTCGGTACTGCTAGAGGTACTTTAGCAGCCGCAGGCTATGGCGGGGATAAGGCTATATTTGGTTATGGCGAAGTTTCAGGTGGTACTGGTGTAACAGCAATAACCAATCTAGTATCAAACACAGGTGTTGTAGCTACTGATACTACAGGTGTTGGTACTGATAGAGATAGTTTAGGAGCCGCAGGTTATGGAACAGATAAGGCTATTTTTGGATATGGTGGTAATAATTCTGGCGTAGTATATTCAATAACCAACTTAGTAAGTAACACAGGAGTTGTTGCAAGTGATACAGCAGGTGTCGGTACTGCTAGATATTATCTTGCAGCCGCAGGATATTCATCAACTTAAAAGAATAAAATTAACAACACACTAAAATAATTCGTGGAATGAAGATACATTATATTGAAATAACTGTGTAACTGTTACAAAACAAATTGGATTAAATACATAGATGGATTATATTAAGAGAACTACTACATGGCAATTACAAAGTTACAACCGTTTAATTTAGATACAACTGATAATTACACCTTTGCCAATGTAACAGCTAGTAACATCAATGGTGCTAATTTAGTTAGTGCTAATTATGTTACTGGAACTCTAACCACAGCCGCACAACCAAATATAACAAGTGTCGGTACACTAACAAGTTTAGCTATAACAGGCAATATCACATCCGGTAATGCTAATTTAGGTAATCTAGCAACAGCTAACTTCTTTACCGGTAATGGTAGTCAATTAAGTGCATTAACTTTTGGTAATATCACAACTTTTACCACAGCCGGACTAAGTACAGATAAATTATATCTGCAAGGCACAACACGACTAAATGTCACTGCTAGTGGATCTTCCGGGTATATTTTTGACCAATATGGTGCTACAGTCAATCCTGCATTATATGTTACTAGTGGTCAAACATTAGCATTTAATTTGAATGTATCAGGACATCCATTCTTAATTCAAACAAGTGGTGGCGCAAATTACAGTACTGGCTTAGAACATGTTGATAGTACAGGAACAGTATTATCTACTACTTCAGCTCAAGGACAAATATCAGGAACATTATATTGGAAAGTTCCATATGGTATAACAGGTAATTACAAATACCAATGTTCTGCTCATGGTGGCATGAATGGTAATATTGTTGTAACTGATGCTAATATTGCAAATATAAGTGTTGGATTGGCAACATATGCTACTACAGCTAATGCAGTAGCTGGTGCTAATGTTTCAGGTGAAGTTTCATTTGCGGCAACTGCTAATAGTGTAGCTGGTGCTAATGTAACCGGTTTTGTAGCAAATGCAAACGTTGCAAACACTGCATATTCAGTAGCTGGTGCTAATGTTTCAGGCGCGGTCGCATATGCAAGTACTGCAAATAGTGTAGCTGGTGCTAATGTTTCAGGTGAAGTTTCATTTGCGGCAACTGCTAATAGTGTAGCTGGTGCTAATGTTTCAGGCGCGGTCGCATATGCAAGTACTGCAAATAGTGTAGCTGGTGCTAATGTTTCAGGCGCGGTCGCATATGCAAGTACTGCAAATAGTGTAGCTGGTGCTAATGTTTCAGGTGAAGTTTCATTTGCGGCAACTGCTAATAGTGTAGCTGGTGCTAATGTTTCAGGTCAAGTAGCGAACGCATTAGTTTCTAGTACTGTTTATACTAATGCACAACCAAACATTACTAGTGTTGGTACATTAAGTAACTTAGCGGTTACAGGTAATATAAGTGCAGGTAATGTATTAACTGACAACTTACTATATGCTAATGGTGTTGCATGGTCTTTTGGTGGCGGCGGAACACCAGGTGGAAGTAATACATTTATTCAATTTAATGATGGTAGTACTTTTGGCGGCAATGCAGGGTTGACATTTAATAAAACAACTACAACTCTTACAGCAAATAACTTTGTTGCAACCACTACTGCTAATTTAGGAAATGTAGGTAATGTTAGAATTACCGGCGGTTCCAGTAGTCAATATCTACAAACAGATGGCACAGGTAATTTAGCTTGGGTAAGTATAAGTTCAAGCTCTACCTTAGGAAATGGTAACAGTGCAGTGTCTATTCCAGCCGCAAATGGTAATATCAATATTACTGCTGTAGGTAATACTACTGCTATAGTTACTGGAACTGGGGTAAATGTATCTGGTACATTAAATGTAACCGGTCAAAGTAATTTAGGTGCAGTTGGTAATGTAGTTATTACAGGTGGAACTAATGGCTACGTATTACAGACTGACGGAGCAGGAAGCTTATCGTGGGTTGCACAATCAGGTGGCGGAGGCGGCGGATCATCTATTAGTAATGGTAATAGTAATGTAAATATACCATCTGCAAACGGCAATGTTAATATCAGTGCTGTTGGAAATGCTAACATCCTAGTTGTTACTGGTACAGGTATTAATGTAGCAGGAACATTAACCTCTACAGGCAATGTGATTGCTAATAATATTAGTGCTGGCGCAGGGGCAGGCGGTAGTATTACTGGTGCTAACTTGATTAGTGCAAACTACTTCACTGGTTTATTCAGTAATGGTAATAGCAATATTAACATACCTTCAGCTAATGGTAATGTAACAGTTAGCGCAGGCGGAAACGCTAACATATTAGTTGTTACAAGTACAGGTACATCTGTTACTGGTAACGCAAATATTACTGGTAACATCATAGCTGGTAATGCAAATATTACTGGTAACATCATTGGCGCTAATTATATTAGTGCTAACTACTTCTATGGTACTATTGTATCTAGTGCATCAAGTCAACCTAATATTACTAGTGTAGGCGCACTAACTGGATTAACGGTAAGTAATGCTGCCACCACAGTTAATTTTACTACCGGCACGGTCAACTTTACTACTAACACAGTCAACTTTGCAAATGTTAGCAATGTTAACTTGGGTTCAGTATCAAATATTCACATTGCTAATGGAACAGCTAATCATTTCTTAAAGACAGACGGTACGGGTAATTTAACTTGGTCTCAAGCTATTCCCACTATTACAGATGATACGGGTTCTGGCACAACATATTATCCTGTATATGCTACAAGTTCTTCTGGTGGTTTCTTAACAGCTGGCATATCATCAACTAAGCTACAGTTTGTTCCTGGTACAGGTACATTAACTGTTACAGACTTAAACACATTGTCTGACGCTACATTGAAAGAGAATCAGGAATCAATAACTGATCCAATGGCAGTATTGTCACAGTTGTTTGGTATGGGATTCAATTGGGCTGATAGTAAAAAGAAATCATATGGTCTAATGGCGCAGATGGTTGAGAAGATACTACCTGAACTTGTAAATACAAATCAACAAGGACAGAAAGCTGTTAATTATATACCAATAATTGCATTCTTAATAGAAGCCGTGAAAAAACAGCAAGAGGATATAGACGCTCTTAAAAAAAGATAAATAGTAGTAGCCGAGTTCAAAGGAGCGAAGATGGCCATAAAAGTAAGCAGTTCAACCGTCATTGACGATAATAAAATATTTTTACCTAATAATTCAGCAGAAGTAAGTGCGGCCGCAACTATTTCTGCAGGCGCCTTGGCACTAAATCTAAACACAGCCGCAGTATTTACAGTGGCATTAAACGCAAATATAACTTCTATAACATTGTCTAATATACAAGCATCAGGAAGAGTAAGTTCATTTGTATTAATCTTTACAGCAGACGGAACAGCACGGTCAGTCACATGGCCTGCAAGCTTTCATTGGCCAACAGGTACGGCTCCTACACTAACTTCATCTAATGGTAAAGAAGACGTTTTTGCGTTCTTTACAGTTGATGGTGGTACAAACTGGCAAGCATTCATTTCAGGGCAGAATTTATAATGGCTAATTATGCACATGTAGTTGACGGTAACATAGAAGGTGTATATGACCTTATTCCAAATAATTGGAAAAACATCAGTAATTTTCATGTATTTACTGAAGAAGAAAGATTGTCTGTTGGTTGGTATACTTTAGTTAAAGCGTATCCTGAATATAATCCAGAAACACAAAAAATAGATAACCCTAGACAATATTTTTCTGATGGTGTAGCATATGAGACAATGGACATTATTGAGTTACCAAGATTTGCAGTATATGAACCTACTCCAGAGGATATACAATTACAACAAGAATTTAGTACTAATGCACAATGGAACCTAATAAGAGGTGAACGTGATACTAGAATGTCATCATTTGAGTGGAGATATACTCGTTATGATAGACAAGTTAGACTGGGCGAAACACCTGTAGATAATTTAACATTAATGGATGCATATATGCAAGCATTAGCTGATATTACTACACAGACAGATCCGTTTAACATTATTTGGCCAGAGTTTGGTGGGTAAAGTATGTCATTAGAAAAGTGGTTATTAACTGTCCAGCCCTCAACGGGAGTAGATGTAGAATCATTATACATGTTTGGTGACAATACATGGGGTCAATTAGGTACAGAAGATAGAACTTTTAAATCTAGTCCTGCATTGATTGGTGCACAGTCATGGAGTCAGATAGCAAGCGGTTTAAGTCATACAATAGGCATTCGAAGTGATGGCAAACTATTCGCTTGGGGTGCTAATACATATGGTCAATTAGGTAACAATGATGTCACCTTAGTACATCGTAGTAGCCCAGTACAACTTGGGATTAATAATTGGAGTAAGGTTAGTGCTAACGGTGACACTTCTTATGCTATTGATTATAATGGACTAATATATGCTTGGGGTTTAGGCTTTAATGGTCAACTTGGTAATAATAGTATGTCATCAGTATGGGGGGAACCTTCAAGCTGGACTCAGGTATTAACCGGTATTAATAGTATAGCTATAAAATCAAATGGCACACTATGGGCTTGGGGTCGAAATGGTGAAGGACAATTGGGTGATAATACTCTTATCTCTAGAAGTAGTCCAGTACAAATTGGTACAAGTAGTTGGATTGCATTAGGTGGTGCAGCAGGCACCTCCAGCGGTCGTTTTGGGGTGCGTAATGACAACTTGTTGTTTGTTTGGGGTAATGTTTCCCAAGGCCAATCCGGTAACAATAATACCACACAGCTTTCCAGTCCAACATTAACTGGTTCATTAAGTACATCTCAAATACAAAAATCATATACAAGTAGTATAGCTATAGCACAGCGTAGTTGGACTACAGTAGCATATAATCAAATAGGTTCACTATTTGCTATAAGAAATGACGGTGTATTATTTGCTTGGGGATCTAATTCCCATGGAGAATTAGGATTAAATGATAGGATACATCGTAGTAGTCCGGTACAAATTGGTACAAGTAGCTGGACTAGTATTTCAGTTAATGGAAACATGGGTAGTTACGGAACTGCACTAGCACTACGTGCAGATAATACATTATGGTCATGGGGTGGTAATACTTTTGGAGAACTTGGTTTAAATAATATTCTACATAGAAGTAGTCCGGTACAAATTGGTACAGGTACCTGGAGTAAATTGATTCAAAACGGTGGTATTCCCTCTCCAAATAGTGCCGCTATAGATTCAAATCAAAAGTTATGGTCATGGGGAAATAATACTGGTGGACTACTCGGATTAGGTGATCAGGTACATCGTAGTAGTCCAGTACAAGTTGGTACAAGTAATTGGCTTATGGTTAGTGCTGGCACCGACATGATGGCCGGTATAACTGTCAGTGGTGCGTTATTTGCCTGGGGTAGTAATACAAACGGGCAACTAGGTATAAACTCCACTATCAGCAGGTCTAGTCCTGTACTAATTGGTATAGATAGTTGGGCTATGATTACTAGTGGTAAAAACATGACTATGGGAATAACCACGGGGGGCGAATTATACACATGGGGCCATGGAACGTATATTGGCGATGGTTATGGTATATCAAGAAGTAGTCCAGTACAAATTACTGCACTAACAACATCTCCATTAACAGTTTCATATAATTCATATTTAACTACAATAGGTTCAACTGGAACTAGTTGGGTATATATAAATGGTGGCTCAGCCAATAAGTTAGCTATACGTAATGATGGTAAATTATTTGCCTGGGGCTCTAATGGTTACGGGCAACTAGGTATAAACTCCACTAACGACAGGTCTAGTCCTGTACAAATTGGTACAAGTAGTTGGACTACGGCAATATTAGGCAATGGTTCTACATTTGCAATTCGTAATGATGGTAGTTTATGGACATGGGGTGATAATACATACGGACAACTGGGATTAAACGATAAAGTTCATAGAAGTAGTCCAGTACAAGTTGGTACAGATTATAATTGGACACATGTTAATGGTGGCTTTCAGGCTCTGGCTATTAAAAATAACGGATCACTATGGGCCTGGGGATATAACGGTCTCGGTTCATTGGGATTAAATGATACAAATTGGCGTAGTAGCCCAGTGCAAGTTGGTACAAGTAGCTGGATCATGGTCTCCGCTATAGGATCACAATCCCTGGCTATACGCAATGATGGTAGTTTATGGACATGGGGTGATAATACATACGGACAACTGGGATTAAACGATAAAGTTTATAGAAGTAGCCCAGTACAAGTTGGCACAAGTAGCTGGACTATGATAAACAGTTACCTTAATGCTAGCTCGGGTATTACTTCAGATAACAGATTATTTACTTGGGGTGATAATACATATGGCCAATTAGGTTTAAATGACATAGTATCTCGTAGTAGTCCAGTTCAAATTGGTACAAATTTATGGTCTCAAGTTAACGGTGGTTACCCTGCTATGTACGGAAGACGAATAGATGGGTCATTATGGGCGTGGGGATATAATGGACAATCAGAATTAGGTGCTAATATTGCTCAAACTATTAACGTTAGTAGCCCTGTAAGTATTGGTGGTGCTAACAGTTGGAATATGGTAGGTGGATTTGCTGCCGCTATTGACAGTAATGGTATGTTATGGTCTTGGGGCCTTGGACAATATGTAGGCGAAGGTAATAGTATTTCACGTAGTAGCCCAGTATTCATTATTTCAGGTAAAGATTCATGGACATACGTAAGTGCAGGTGATGATTTGTACTCTGCTATACGGAGTGATGGATTATTATTTAAATGGGGGCTGTATAATAATGGCGCAAATGGTCGATCAGTTCCGGGTACTACAACGATTCCCCAACAAATTACTACAAGTAGTTGGAGTCTAGTACCTGGTGGAGGATCAACTAGTGTGGGTATTGACTCATCAGGGCAATTATTTACATGGGGCACTGGCACCAACGGACAACTAGGGGAGAACAACACAACGCATAGATCATCACCGGTCTTTATTCGTTCTATGAATGATTCTTGGACAGGTATAGGTATAGGAACTCCTAATTCATTGCACATTGCAGGTATACGAAATGATAATACACTATGGTTGTGGGGTCAAGGTGACTCTGGCGTATTAGGAGACAGCAATATTATATCTAAATCACAGCCAATACAGTTAGGTAAAGATTTATTAAGTTGGACATATCTATCAGGCTCTAGTACGCCGGTAGATGGAACACAAACTGCAGCAGGTATACGAAGTAATGGTAGTTTATGGACTTGGGGTAGTAATACATATGGTCAGTTAGGTACAAATAATCTAGTACATCGCAGTAGTCCAGTACAAGTTGGTACAAGTAGTTGGACTGCACTTAGTGCTGGACGTGGATTTTTGTTTGCCATACGTAGTGACAGAACACTCTGGTCATGGGGATCTGATAATTCAGTCGGTGCATTAGGTGCAAATACAACCGCCGTACTTAGAAGTAGTCCAGTACAAGTTGGTACAAGTCTCTGGAATGTTATTTCTGCAGGAAATCTTACTCCTGTGGGTATTACTGTTGATGGCAGATTGTTTGCATGGGGAGCCAATACTATTGGTCAAGTAGGAGATAATACTGTTGTGGCTCGCAGTAGCCCAGTACAAATTGGTAATTTATTTTGGACTTCTGCAGTAGCTGGATTAGACTCATCCTCATATGGTATAAGATTAGATGGAACATTATGGTCATGGGGTGATAATGCAGTAGGAGAATTAGGTGAAGATGACACCGTGCATCGCAGTAGCCCGGTACAAATTGGTACAGGTAAATGGAAGAAGTTAGCCGCCGGTTTTAGTAACGCTTTTAGTATTGATATTAATAATAAATTATGGTCTTGGGGAGATAATTCCACAGGCCAATTGGGTATCAATGACACTACAAATAGAAGTAGCCCAGTACAAATTGGTACAAGTAGTTGGCTTATGGTTAGTTCAAGTCAATCTGGTAATATTGTTAGTGCATATGTAGTCTCTGCAATTCGTAGTGATGGCGCATTATTTGCATGGGGTAACAACACGTATGGTGGTCTAGGAGACACTACTACAGTTAATAAATCTAGCCCAGTACAAATTGGTACAAGTAGTTGGACTATGGTTGCTGGACGCATGGGAATAATACAAGACAATAGTAATGGTAACGGTTATATCTATGCATGGGGCGGTAATACAGTTGGTGAATTAGGTATTAACAGTGTAGTAAATACTAGTAGCCCGGTGCAGGTAAATGCAACTACGCATAATTGGTACCAAGTTACACAAGGTGTCAATTTTACACTAGCAATACATGACAATAAAACACTATGGTCATGGGGAAATAATACTGGTGGACAACTCGGATTAGGTGATCAGGTACATCGTAGTAGTCCAGTACAAATTGGTGCTAGTAGTTGGTCACAAGTTAGTGCAGGTGTAAATCACGTTCTTGCGTTAGACAATAACAATGTTTTATATGGTTGGGGTAACAATGCCAATGGGCAATTAGGTACAAATGGTAGTGGAGGTATATTCGAAAACCCTGTTATAATAACATCATTGTTTACATTAGCTGATGAAATTGCTTGGTCAACTAGTACAGGTAAACCTAGAACATTGAGCTGGACTAAAGTAAGTGCAGGTTACTCTAATTCATTTGCTATTCGTAGCGATAGTAAGTTATTTGCATGGGGACTTAATACTACCGGACAACTTGGTTTAAATGATATTATACACAGAAGTAGTCCGGTGCAAGTTGGCACAAGTAATTGGAGTGGTATTGCTGCTGGTGTTAGTCATACTTACGCTATTAGAAGTGACGGATTGTTATTTATTTGGGGAAGCAATACAAATGGTCAATTAGGTTTAAATGACCTAGTACATCGTAGTAGTCCAGTTCAAATTGGTTCAAGTAGTTGGTCATTTGTGCCATCTATAGGGGGGATTGCTACATCTACCTTTGCTATTACACTGGATGGTAAGTTATATGGTTGGGGTCTGAATAATTATGGTCAGCTTGGAGTAAACGATATTATTGCTAGAAGTAGCCCAGTACAAGTAGGTACAGGTAACAGTTGGACACTGGTGTCAGCAGAAATTAATACCACACTTGCAATACGAACTGATAGTAAATTATTTGCATGGGGGTATGGCGGCGCCAGTCAACTAGGTGATGGTACTACTCAACATCGTAGTAGCCCAGTACAAATTGGTACAAGTAATTGGACTACTGTGGCCGTAGGTGTGAATGCCACCGCAACTGGTGCTATACGTAGTGATGGTGCATTGTTCACTTGGGGTCAACAATCAGGCGGCGCATTGGGTGATTCATCTATTAATGCACGAACAAGCCCTGTACAAATTGTTTCGTTCACTTCACCTGCAGAACAACAGGCATATTTGACAAAAACAGGTAAGACTGGCTACAGTTGGTCTACTGTAGTAACTAATCAAGATACAACGTTTGCTATTCGTAATGACGGATTATTGTTTGCATGGGGCCAAGGATTTTATGGTGGATTAGGACTAAATGATGTACAAAGCAGAAGTAGTCCTGTACAGGTTGGTACAAGTAGTTGGTTGACAGTAGCAACATTTGAACGAACAACGGCTGCAATACGTAGTGATGGTACATTATGGAGTTGGGGTTCTAATGATTCAGGTCAACTGGGATTAAATGATAGGATACATCGTAGTAGTCCAACACAAATTGGTGCAAGCATCTGGACTGCTGTTGCAACAGGCCCTAACTACTACGCATCCGGCGGTACAATATTAGGTGTTCGTAATGATGGTACATTATGGAGTTGGGGTTTTAATGATTTAGGTCAACTGGGATTAAATGATAGGATACATCGTAGTAGCCCAGTACAAATTGGTACTGAAAACACATGGTCAAAAGTTTATTTTGCAGGTAATGTAAGTACTGCTATACGTACAACTGGTGCACTATATGCATGGGGAGTAAACACATTTGGACAACTAGGTGATGGTACTACTCAACATCGTAGTAACCCAGTACAAATTGGTACAAGTAGTTGGACTCAAGTAGCATCTGGTGCCTCATGGACAGTAGCTATACGTAGTGGAGGCTCATTATTCACATGGGGTGCAGGTACTAATGGTGTGTTAGGAACTCCGGATTCTACACAACATCGTAGTAGTCCAGTACAAATTGGTACAAGTAGTTGGAGTGTAGTAACTGCAAGTACAATCACAGCTGGTATAAGTAATAATTTACTATATATGTGGGGCTTGGGCACCGCAGGCCAAATGGGTGATAGCTTAGGAGCAACTTATTATTATAGCCCTACTCTTACTACAGGTACAGGTAGTTGGACTACCGTTAATGCAGGTACTGCGATAACCGCACTTGATCAAAATAGACAACTGTTTACTTGGGGCAGCAATTCCAATGGTCAAATGGGTAACGGTTTTCTTGTTTCTAGATCCAGCCCAGTATTTATTCGTTCAGTAGCAGATTCTTGGACTACAATTGGTTTAATTGTTATGGGGTTTTTGGCAATACGAAGTGATGGTTTACTATTTGCATGGGGTAACAATACATATGGAACATTCGGTGATGGTACTAATACTTCTAAATTAACACCTTTACAAATTGGTTCAACTAGCTGGACAATGGTAACTGGCCTTACTAACGTGTTAGGTATTACTGCAGCCGATACAGGTAACGCATTGTTTACTTGGGGTAACGGTACTATCGGTGAGTTAGGTACATTAAACTTAACAAGCAGAAGTAGCCCGGTATTCATTCGCTCAATGAATGATTCTTGGATAAGTGTTGGTGCTGGAATGTCGATGTCAACCGCTGTTAGATCCGATGGAAAACTATTTACTTGGGGATTTAATACTGGTGGACAACTCGGATTAGGTGATCAGGTACATCGTAGTACCCCAGTACTAGTAGGTACAAGTAATTGGGTTGTTGTTAATGCCGGCGCTGGAACAGTCGGTGGTATCACTACTGATGGTAGAGCATATTTCTGGGGTGCCAATGATTATGGCCAATTAGGTATACCGTTTAACCCTGTAACTATATCAGGTAGTTGGTTAGAACCTCGTAGTAGTCCTGTACAACTTGGTGCAACACCATACATAAATAGCCCAACACAAATTGGTGCTAGTAGTTGGTCACAAGTTAGTGCAGGTGTAAATCACGTTCTTGCATTAACTAGTACTAATCAATTATTTGGTTGGGGTAACAATAGTTCATATCAAGTAGATAATAGCGGCTCAAATCGTAGTAGTCCAACACAAATTGGTAGTAGCAGTTGGTCACAAATCAGTGCAGGTAATGTACACTCACTAGCTATTGCATCTGATAACTCACTATATGGTTGGGGATTGCAATATCAACCATGGGTTTATGATAGTTTACAAACGTTAACTAACTATCTATTAACTAATGATATCACATCGTCATGGACTAGTTTAACTAATGAAAGTAGTAAATTTACTGGTATAAAAAGTGATGGTACATTATGGACTTGGGGACTTAACAATATCGGACAACTTGGTTTAAATGATATTTTTAACAGAAGTAGTCCAGTGCAAGTTGGTACAAGTAGCTGGTCTATGGTTAATACTGCCGAATCTTGGACTACTGCAATACGTAGTGATGGTACATTATGGGCTTGGGGACTTAATACTAATGGAAACCTGGGTTTAAATGATAGGATACATCGTAGTAGTCCAACCCAAATTGGTACAGATAATTCATGGACTATAGTAGGTGGAAACGGTGCTATACGCAATGATGGTAGTTTATGGACTTGGGGTACTAATCTTTACGGACAGTTAGGCATAAATGCGCCCACAAGTGGATTTAACAGAAGTAGTCCTGTACAAGTTGGTACAAGCAGCTGGATAATGATTGATAGTCGTTGGTCATCCTACGGAGTAAGTGCCATAAAAAGTGACGGTACACTTTGGGCTTGGGGTAACAATACAAATGGACAATTGGGTATCGGATCAAACAGCAATAATATATCTAGTCCAGTGCAAGTCACATCAATAACCACCCTTGAACAACAAAATACATACTTAACAAATACAGGATCATCAACCTATAGTTGGACATCAATAAGTGCTAATGGAACTAGTGGGGCTGTTACTACCGGAGCCATAAGAAGTGATGGCGCATTGTTTATGTGGGGTTTAGGCTTTTGGGGTGGTCTAGGAGACACTACTACAGTTAATAAATCTAGCCCAGTACAAATTGGTACAAGTAGTTGGACTCAAGTGTCAGTCGGAGCAGAAGAATTTGCATACGCTGTACGCATTGATGGTGCACTATTTACTTGGGGACTTAACAATATCGGACAACTTGGTTTAAATGATACAATAAATCGTAGTAGTCCTGTACAAATTGGTACTAGTAGTTGGACAATTGTTGCAGCCGGTCAATATTGTGTGTCTGCAATAAGGAGTGATGGTGCATTATTTAGTTGGGGAAATAACAATATCGGACAACTTGGTTTAAATGATATTATACACAGAAGTAGTCCGGTGCAAGTTGGTACAAGTAGCTGGACTCAAGTTAGAGCTAATAATGGTGCTACCGCTGCATTGAGTATCAATGGTATATTGTTTACATGGGGCAGTAATGCTGATGGAAAACTAGGATTAAATGATAGGATACATCGTAGTAGTCCAACTCAAATAGGTACAAGTAGCTGGACTCAAGTGTCAGTTGGTCAATCGGCTATGGCAGCAATATCGTCTAATAATAATTTATGGACTTGGGGACTTAACACTACCGGACAACTTGGTTTAAATGATATTTTTAACAGAAGTAGTCCAGTGCAAGTTGGCACAAGTAGCTGGACATCAGTTGCTTCAGGAGTACTTCAGACACTAGCCATACGAAGCGACAATACATTGTGGGCGTGGGGTAGTAATACTAACGGTCAATTAGGTTTAAATGATAGGATACATCGTAGTAGTCCTGTACAAGTTGGCACAAGTAGTTGGTTCAACATTAATGGACTAGCTGACCATATAGTAGCTATAGAAAATACTAGCAAACAACTATTTAGTTGGGGAAATAACAATATCGGACAACTTGGTTTAAATGATTCAATAAATCGTAGTAGCCCAGTTTTCATCCGTACTGCGAATGATTCTTGGAACCAAATATCAATGCAAGGTCTTTACGCATCGGCAGCAATTCGTAGTGATGGCTTATTGTTCACGTGGGGAGCTAATAGTAGCGGTCAATTGGGTAACAATACTGTTTTTTCCAGAAGTATTCCAGTACAAGTTGGCATTAGTAGTTGGTCTCAAATATCAGTTGGTACTTCGTTTATGGTTGGTAGAACAAGTAACAAATTATTATATGCATGGGGAAATAATGGCTATGGTCAATTAGGTTTAAATGATACAGTGAATCGTAGTACTCCAACATTAATAAGTACTAGTAGTTGGTCTTTTATCTCTGCTGGCAGCACTTCTACCATTGGTACACATGATGGGAATATATTATTATATGGATGGGGTGACAATAACTCTGGGCAATTGGGTTTAAATGATATGCTACATCGTAGTAGCCCAGTACAAATTGCAAGTTACGTTTCAATGCCTAAAAAGATCGGTACTGATGCGTGGAGTAAAATTAGTGCAGGTTATTATCATAATGTAGGTATACAGACAAATAACAAATTGTATGGTTGGGGTAATACAGCTGCCAATACATTTACTGCATATAGTTGGACTAAAGCAACAGCATCTGCCGGTCATGTGGCAGCTATTCGTAGTGATGGCTTATTGTTCACGTGGGGTGATAATGATGATGGTAATTTGGGTTCAAATAATACATTACATCGTAGTATCCCGATACAAGTTGGTACAAGTAGTTGGACACAAATTAGTGCAGGTGGTATAACAACTACTACAGACCTTACTACATTTGGTATATCTTCTGATAACTTATTATATGGTTGGGGAGCAGGCGGATCAGGCCAGCTAGGATTGGGTACTATTGCTAATCGTAGTAGCCCTGTACAAATTAGTACGTTTACTACTGAACAAATACAACAAACATATCTTACTAATACAGGTAAAACTGGGTTTAGTTGGACACAAATTAGTGCAAGCGGCAATCTCGGAACATTGGCAGCAATACGTAATGATGGTGCGTTATTTATATGGGGTCTGAATAATTATGGTCAATTAGGGCTAAATTCTATTACTGCTGTGTATAGCCCGGTACAAGTTGGTACAAGTAGTTGGACTCAGGTATCTGTCGGTAATGGAGCAACCTATGCAATTCGTATAGACAACACGTTATGGAGTTGGGGAGCTAATGTCAATGGACAGCTTGGTTTAAATGACCGAGAACATCGCAGTAGTCCAGTGCAAGTTGGTACAAGTAGCTGGACTATGATTTCAGGAGGAACTGGAAGTACTAATGCAGGAACTGGAATAGCAGCCGCCTTACGTATTGATGGTGCATTATTTAGTTGGGGAAATAACGCTACTGGTCAATTAGGTTTAAATGATACAATAAATCGTAGTAGTCCTGTACAAGTTGGTACAAGTAGCTGGTCCCAAATCAGTGCAGGCAGCCCAGATGGCAGTACAAATATGTACGGCATACGCTTAGATGGAACATTATGGTCTTGGGGAGATGCGGCATCCGGCGCGCTCGGTCAAAATCAGTCTGGTATCCCACGCAGTAGCCCAGTACAAGTTGGTACTGATACTAATTGGCAACAAGTCTCGTCTGGTGCAGGATATTTTATGGCTATAAAAACCACCGGCTCGCTATGGGCTTGTGGTTTTGGCGTGTTTGGCGCTCTTGGCACCGGCAACTCCTCCAGTGCGCTTGTCCCGGTACAAGTTGGTACAAGTAGTTGGACAAGTGTATCTGCTGGCTCAGCTTGGTCAACTTCTGCTATAAAAGCGGATAACACATTATGGGCTTGGGGACTTAATACTAACGGTCAATTAGGATTAAATGATACAGTGCATCGTAGTAGTCCTGTACAAATTGGTACAAGCACCTGGTCAAAAGTTAGTTCAGGAACTAATCCTGGAGTAATTATGGCAATCTCATTTACAAATAAACAACTTTATATTTGGGGTCAAAATTCTAGTGGACAACTTGGATTAGGTGAAACAATAGGAGCTAGAAGTAGCCCGATGTTTGTCCGATCGGTAACTGAATCATGGAATGCAATTAGTGCAGGTGCAGCCACAACAATTGGCATACGTAGTGATAATACACTATGGGCTTGGGGATTAGGTACTAATGGTCAATTAGGTGATAATACTATTATTAGTAAATCAGTACCTATTCAAATTGGTACAAGTAGCTGGTCACAAGTTAGTGCCGGTAACTCTTACAACACAGCATTGACAGTAGACAAGAGATTGTTTGTATGGGGTCTAGGTACTACTGGTCAAATAGGTGATAATGCACAATTAAGTAGAAGTAGTCCAGTACAAATTGGTGCAAGCTGGACTATGGTTAGTGCAGGTGGTTCTACCGTAGGAGCTATTAATTCAAACAATTTATTGTTTACTTGGGGTGGCAACTCTAATGGTCAACTAGGTGATAGATCAGTAATTCATAGAAGTAGCCCTGTACAAGTTAACTCATTTACTAGTGCCCAAATACAACAAACTTACTTAACCAATACAAGTAAACCAGCTGCGTTTAGCTGGAGTCAAGTTAATATAAATAGCCTTACAAGTGCAGCCATTCGTAGTGATGGTGCGCTATTTATGTGGGGCCAAAACAATTCTGGCGAGCTAGGTTTAAATGACCTAGTACATCGTAGTAGTCCAGTACAAGTTGGTACAAGTAGTTGGACTCAGGTATCTGTCGGCACTTCATCAATGGCTGCAATACGTAGTGATGGTACATTATGGAGTTGGGGTGATAATGCAGTAGGTCAACTGGGATTAGGTGATTCAGTTAACAGAAGTAGTCCAGTACAAGTTGGTACAAGTAGTTGGATAGCAGTAGCATCAACACTTGGTCTTGCTACCTTTTTGGCTCTTGATGCTACTAATAGACTATTTGCTTGGGGAGCAAACACAAATGGTGAGTTAGCACAAAATAATGTAATATCCAGAAATAGTCCAGTGCAAATTGCAACGGGTAGTACATGGCTCAGTATTTCTAATAGAGGACGTGGAGCCATAAGAAGTGATGGCGCATTGTTTATGTGGGGTCTAGGTACTAATGGTCAAATAGGTGATAATGCACAATTATCTAGAAGTAGTCCGGTACAGATCGGTAGTAGTAGCTGGAGTGTTATTTCAGCAGGATGGAGCCACGCAGCCGCAATTACCTCAACTGGACTATTGTACGTTTGGGGAGGAAACAATTCTGGCGAGCTAGGATTAAATGATATAAGTTGGCGTAGTAGCCCTGTACAACTTGGTGCATTTAGCTGGACATCTGTTAGTTCTGGTTTTAATCATACGGCAGGAATACGCAGTGATAAATTGTTATTTGCATGGGGACTGAATTCAAACGGACAAATAGGTGATGCTAATACTTCAAATCGTAGTAGTCCAGTACAAATTGGTACAAGTAGTTGGGCTATGGTATCAGCCGGCCGCGACTCTACTACAGGTCTTGATTTATTATATGGATTGTACACATGGGGAAGAAATAATACAGGTCAATTAGGTATTTATTCCGTATTACCTGCCTTAAGTCCAGTATTCTTACCTACAACATCTGATAGCTGGACTAATATTTCAACGCAAAACGGATATCAATTAGGTATACGTAGTGATGGTTACTTATTTGGTTGGGGTATTAATGCTAGTGGTCAACTTGGATTAGGTGATCAGGTACCCCGTAGTGCCCCTGTGCAAATAGGTACTTATGTTAGTCCAATATTATCCGTTAGTAATAATGCAAGTCAAGGATTGATTATAGTTGATGGTAAAATGGCTACATGGGGTCTAAATAATAGTGGACAGCTTGGGGTGAACGATAGAATTAGTAGATCAAGCCCGGTACAAATAGGTAATAATCAATCACTTGTACCACCTAATATGTACAGTATACCTACTCAAATTGGCTCATCATCTTGGACACAAGTATCAGCTAACTTTAATAATACATTGTTAGTTGATCCTAACAATGTATTATATGAATGGGGATTCAATGACAACCGTCCAATAAGACCTATAATTACTGCAGTAGGTATATCTGCTGGCACAGTATCAAATGGTTACAACCACTTCGGTATTACTAAGTAAAATTAATCAACCTAGTGTTTTGTCTATAAATAACTTTACAGTTTTATAGACAAAAACGTCGGCACTGCCAAATTAAACATACAACGGAGAAAATATGCACGAAATAGACATGATGCTCAAACTTCAATTGGAAGGTAAACATCAAGAGGCCAGACAGCTTTCAGACAAATTAGAAAACATAGGCCCTAAAAAAATACTAGATGCTAAAGGAGTTAATACTGAAGATATTTGGATGCGACATTGCTTCAACCGCGGCTGGTTCTTAATTCAAGATGGTGATTATAAAAAAGGTTGTCAATTACTAGAGAACGGACGTTTCTTAAATGTATATGGTAGCCCTCCTCTGAAAACAGATGCACCAATCTTTAACCCAGAAAAACATTCTATCAATAATAAATCTATCATTGTATCACTAGAAGGTGGTTACGGAGATGAAATCATTCACGCACGTTTTGCAACTAGCTTTAAGAAGCAAGGTGCAAAGGCAGTATACATTGCATGTGCCCCTGAACTAGTTTCTGTATTTGAACGTATTGAAGGTGTGGATCAAGTTATACTACGCAATCAAGCACATACAGTACCTCATGACTTTTGGGTACCGGGCTTTAGTGCCGGTTGGGTAGCCGGTCATGAGTTCTCAGACTTTCCTAATGGTCCATACTTAACTGCTAAACCAGATAGTACAGAAATTTGGAAAACATTTGTCAATAGTGAAAAGATTAAAGTTGGTATTCGTTGGGCGGGTAATCCAAAGTTTGAACATCAACAATTTAGAAAGTTCCCAGAGAACTTTATTACTAACTTAACAAAGTATGATGAACTACAAATTTATAGCTTGCAAAAGGATCATAACATTATTCAATTGCCAGAGAATGTAACTGACTTGCAACATTTCTTGTTAAGTTGGGAAGATACAATGGCAGCTATTGCTAACATGGATATTGTTATCTCATCTTGTACTAGCGTTGCACACTTAGCAGCCGCAATGGGTAAAGAAACATGGGTCATCGTTCCTATTCTTCCATACCATACTTGGACATCTGGTTCACCTGATTCTAACACAAGTCCATACTATAAGTGCGTACAAATCTTTAGACAAACCGATCCTAAGAAATGGAACCCAACATTTCAAAGTCTTTATACTGCACTAGAAGCACGTTTCAACTTGAAACATATCGATCAACCAGATGAAGATCGTATCACTAAGAAACTAAACTTAGGTTGTGGCTTTAAAAAGTTTGATGGTTTTGTTAACGTTGACAAATCAACATTCATTGATGCAGATGAACATGTTGATTTAAGCGTTCTACCCTGGCCGTGGAAAGACAATGAATACTCACACGTTGTTGCTAAAGATATTTTAGAACATCTGGGTGAGACTGGTAGAGACTTTATTGATGTTATTAAAGAACTATATCGTGTAAGCGAGAACGGTGCTGTTTGGGAAATACAAACACCACATTGGAGATGCGATACAGCATTAGATGACCCAACACACAAACGTTTAATTACGGTTGCTATGTTTAACTTGTTTAACAAACGTCATATGTTTGAAAAAGCAAATAAAGGTGAAAGTGATTCATTACTAGCATTTGAAGAAGACATTGATATTGAAGTATGTGATGTCCAGTTTGAATACACTGACCCATATCAACAACGCCTATCAAATGGTACCATCACCCAAGAAGAACTTAATCATGCCCTAAATCACTTGAATAATGTAGCATTATCAACTAGAATGTTAATTCAAGTACATAAACCAGGTCGTATCGACTATACTGAATTTAAACGGGCACTAGATGGACACAAATCTTAATTTATTTTACAAGCGTGATTTTGAAGTAGAACACGCTTACATCATTACTGTAAAAGGTAATGAATCTTCTGAGAGGTATTCTAAACGATGTCAACTCAGTTGTATGAATGCAGGTATGCAATATAAAGTGTGGGATGCCTTTAATGGCATTGGCCCTGAAATCACAGTACCCGATCATAGTGTAGGTGATTCAGTTATTAAAATGCTAAAGATTACTGACCACTACTTAACTAGAGGTGAAGTTGCTTGTGCATTAAGTCATATCAGCTTGTGGATTCATTGTGCTAAGATCGATAAGCCTATTGTTATACTTGAACATGATAGCATTATGACTAAAAAGTTTACATCATATGATTCAGTAAACTCAATATGCTATCTAGGTGGTGCTGAATGGGCAGAGCAAGGCTGGGGAATACATCCAACTATTCCACCGCATGCTAGTGAAGGCCCTAACTATCTGTTTATCTGTCGTGCCCATGCATATGCAATCGATCCGTTAATGGCAAAGAACTTGATTGCTCATGTATTGAAGATGGGAATTTGTGCTCCATTAGATATTATGATGAGAGCAGACTTGTTCAACATTACACATCAGGGCATGTTTGCTTATGATAAAAATATTAATGTAACAACAGACACAACTATTCTTGCTAGACCATTGACCGGTAGAACTACTGAACGCAACGACAAACTTGTAACATGAGATATATCAAAGAAACATTTGATGTAACCACAATCACCCAAGCAATGAATGTGGTTCTTAGTTTCGAGGCTGACAAACCAGAAAAGTTTTGCAAAGAAACTGAATTTTTAGTTGATATAATAGCTAACGAAAATATTATTACTAACGAATCGATTGTTTTAGACTTTGGTTGTGGCATGGGACGTGTTAGTAAAAATATTGTAAACAAGTTTGATTGTTCTGTATTGGGTTATGATATTAGCGAAAGCATGAAAACTTTTGCTACATTATATGTCAGTAACCCACGTAAGTTTAAAATAATATCACAGCTACCTGACAACAATTCAATAGATGTGTGTCTAGCAGTATTTGTATTACAGCACGTAGAGAATCCAAAACAAGAGATAGAAAATTTAGTCAACACGCTAAAACCCAATGGATACTTAGTTTTAGTAAATGAAGATAACAGATTTGTTCCTAGTGATGTAGATGAAAAAGGTTACGTGATTTGGAATAACGATAACTTCAATGTGTTTACTGAGATAGAGAAACATTTGACTAAGGTCAAAGAAACACCCTATATTAATCCTGAAAAAAATATAGTTATATATAGAAAGCAATAATGTACAAATTTAGTATGGATTTCAATTGCGGTAAGGGTGCAATGGTTAACATTGGTCATCTAGTACAAACATATGGTGTACCTAACACAATTGTAGAAGTGGGTGTGTTCGAAGGTTCTACTACATTTTGGATGAGTGACCAACTTACTCTATACAATAAGAATCTTAACATTTACGCAATTGATCCTCATGTCGGCAGTAATGATATGAGTGAAGATTTTAATGTAGTAAAACAAAATTTTTTAGATAACCTCGAAACAAACGAACATAAGAATGTAACATATATTTCAAAATTTAGTACAGATGGTTTGATGGATTTGATTAACACTAATGTTAAAGCAGAGTTTATCTACATCGACGGAGATCACAAAGCAAGTGAAGTATTAACTGACTTAGTATTAGCTTGGAAGATACTACATGTAGGAGGAGTTATTCTATGTGATGATACTACTACTTGGCGTTACACAGATAAGAACGGTACACAATCAGCACAGATGAGTGTACGAATGGCGGTAGAGATGTTTATTCAATGTAACTGGCATAAACTGAACATATTAAATATCCCTGACGGATCACAAACAGCATTTATCAAAACACAAGAATGAAAACAGCGGCATACACAATATGTAAAAACGAGCTACAATATGTAGAGAAATGGTTATATTATACCAAAGACCTTACATACAGAGTTATACTTGATACCGGTTCAACAGACGGGACTTGGGAAAAGTTTCAAGAGGCTGCAAAAACAGATAGTAATCTTATAATTGAACAAAAGATATTTACCCCATGGATATTCAATGTAGCACGTAACTATAACTTAGATATGATTCCCACTGATGTAGATTGGTGTTTAAGTCCTGACTTAGATGAATATTTTAGTATCAACGTATTGACTGAAATGAAAAAGACAATAGAAGTAAATCCTACTGTTACTAATATTTCATGCGATAGACTAGATTTATATACTGAAAACGTTAGAGTTGGTCCACCTAACTTTTTAGGAACTAACAAGATACATCGTAGGCATGATTATATTTGGGCACAACCCATATATGAACATCTTTGGTTCAAGCATAAAGATAGATATGAAGTTGAGATATATAACAAAGATATCTACTTGATTCATGACCAAGATTTCAAGAAACAATCTCGTCCTGAATTGTATATAAAGATGTTGAAGGACGAGTATGAGACAAATCCAACTAACTGTTGGACATTGTGGTATCTATTAACGCATTATTATAAAATACAAGATTTAGAAAACTATGTAACGTGTGGTATAGTGTTTATTAACCATACTCATAAAGATGAACGTTATACTCAAGTACGTGGTATATTAACTTATATATATCAGAATGTCCCATTAGATAGTATGCTTAAAGCAAAGTTACTTGAAGCATTAGGTAAGAATCCACCCAATTAATATTTTGTAATATAGGGATAGTTCTAAATATCTCTATGAAAAATATATACTTTCTTTCCGGTCTACCTCGAAGTGGTTCAACTGTTTTAGCTGGAATTCTAAATCAACATCCTGATATCCATGCATCTTCTACTAGTGGGTTACTAGACATGTTGATTGGTACTCTACGTGCTTGGGCAGATTCTCTACCAGTCAAATCATCTACTAAAGATACAGTAGATCAAAAAAAAGAAATTCAACGAATTCTAAGAACTATCTGCGAAGAAAAATATATTCATATCAATAAACCAATTATACTAGATAAAGCACGTGGCTGGGTAAGCCCAGTAAACATCCCTACTATGGCTCAAGTTCTAGGGCATAAACCAAAAATTATCGCTACAGTAAGAAACGTACCTGATTGTGTAGCAAGTATGGTACGTGTCGCTAAACCAACTGATATTAATGACTTTATACATAATGACTACTTGGTTAAACATATAAAAGAATCATATCAATTATTAGAGTCTGGATATAGATTTGCACCTGAATGTATTCTGTTTGTTGATTACGATGACTTAATTAACAATCCAAAAAAACAATTAAAAAGAATACATGACTTCTTAGAACTATCTGATTTTGATGGATATGATTTTAATAATATCGATGGTACAGGTCTACGAGAACGTGATGAAGAAGTTTGGGAAGTCAAAGGTCTGCATGACATTCAACCTATATTAGCTAAACAGCATAATCAAAAAGCAGAACAAGTGCTGGGTAGACATCACAGAGATTTTGTACAACCAAGATTCTGGTTAGGAGAAGGACCGAACAGTCGTCCAATACATGATTTAGATTTGCAACTGGCGGCTGGTATAGTAGGTAATTTTGAAGAAGGAAACAAGATAGGGGAAAAGCTAGCAATAGAAGAACCTTGGAATAATCGTGCTGCTTTTAATCGTGGTTGGTATGAGATGTGGAAGGGCAATTTACTAGAAGGTCATAAACTGTTGTATCGCGGCAGATTAGAAAAAGTATTTGGTAACGAACCACCTAAATCACCTATGCCGTTATGGGATGGTTTCAGTAAAGGAACTGTACTACTAAACCTTGAGGGTGGATTAGGCGATCAAATTCATTCTGTTAGATTTGCTAGAGAAATAGCTGATAGAGGATGTGAAGTTATTGTAGCTTGCTCAGGACAACTTGCAACACTATTCCGTAATGTTAAGGGGGTAGTGGCAGTAATTCAACACGAAGCTATATTTGGGGTAGTACACGACTTCTGGTTACCTAGTATGTCTGCACCTGTGTTCTTAGGTATGGAATATAAAAATGTCGACGGCAATCCATATATCATTAGAACTAGAAATAAACACGGTAAGAAATTACGTATAGGTGTGCGTTGGCAAGGTAACCCAGACTTTGAACATGAACAACATAGGATATTTCCACCAAATCCCTTCTTTGAAGCAATTAAGAATGATGATGTAGAATTTATATCATTACAACGTGATTTGGGTTCAGAACATAGACCACAATGGATTAATGAAGTTCCGTTAAGTCACTGGGAAGAGACAGCTTATGCAATCAGTACATGTGATTTGGTTATATCTTCTTGTACTAGTATAGCACATTTGTCAGCTTCAATGGGTGTATCAACTTGGATTATAGTACCTATCCTACCATACTATCTATGGGCTAAACCCGGTAATACAACTGAATGGTATGGTTGTGTACGATTATATAGACAAAAAACTTTTGGAGATTGGACAACCGTCTTTACTGACATCAATACAGATATAAATAAATTTATTGCTGAAACTCACTTAGATGAAGAATAAATACTACAAAGGAACATTAATATGGCAATTAAAACAGGATATTGGGTAAAAATAGTAGCCGATGCAGTAGTAGAATGCTGGGACACTACACCTCCCGTAGGACAAGATGGATGGCGTGAAGCAGTTGAGGTTACTCCTGACCTAACACCTAACCGTGAAATTATGACAACTCACACTTTTGATATTACTAAAACTCCAGCAGAAATTGTTTGGGGTAAACGTGATTTAAGTGTTGATGAACGTAAAGGTACATTAGTTGGGCAAGCTAATGAACAATTCCAAAAGGTAGTACAAACTCAAATGAGACTTCAAATGAGTGCTAACCCATCTGAAGAATTTGACATTACTGCAATAACTACAGCCAAAACAACATTAACAGCACGATTAGCCGAAATTGATGCCGCAACCACACATGAAGATGTTGACGCATTGATGTAAAATATACAGACATGTTATCTCTGTTATAAATATTTTTATATCTAACGGAGATAACATGACACAGCGTATTCTTATTATGGGCTTGCCGGGCTCAGGCAAAACTCATCTGGCTCAACATTTACTTGGGCATCTACAAACAACTAACAAACGTGTAGCTTGGCTCAATGCCGATGATGTACGTAAAAAATATAATGATTGGGACTTTAGCAAAGAAGGACGTATACGTCAAAGCTTGCGTATGCGTGAACTAGCAGATGCAATGACTGACATAGAGTATGTAATATGTGATTTTGTTGCACCACTAGTTGAGATGCGTAATAATTTCAAAGCTGATTGGACTATATGGGTTGATACAATTAAAGAAGGTAGATACGAAGATACCAACAAAGCATTTATCCAGCCTGAAGTATATGACTTTCGCATCACAGAACAAAACAGTGAAAAATGGAGTGAATTCATTTTTGCACATCTACATGACAATAGGCGTAGACCCACATTTGACTGGAAAAAAGAAACTGTACAAATGTTAGGTCGTTGGCAGCCATGGCACGAAGGTCATCGTGCTTTGTTTGAACGTGCTATTGCTAAAACAGGTCAAGTTGTTATTCAAATTCGTGACTGTCAGGGCTGGCAAGGTAGTAACCCATTTGAAATAGAAAAGGTTAAGTCATTTATTAAACGTGATTTGGATCCATTGTATCAAGGGCAATATGAGATTCAAGTTGTACCAAACATCGTCAATATTACGTACGGGCGTGATGTTGGTTATAAGATTGAACAAGAAATATTTGATGAAAAAACCCATGCTATCAGTGCTACAGGTATTCGTAAAATCTTAGGCTTGAAGTAATGCAAAAGTTGAATGTAGTACTAAGAACATGTGATAAAGCCTCAATAGCAAGTAATCGTATTGTTCAAAAAGATGATTGTGTAAAACGGTGCTATAAATCACTAGTAACTTCATTAACTCATTACGGTCAGGCCTTTAGCTTACATGTAATAGATGATGATTCTTCAGTAGAAACAAAACAGTTTGTGCATGAGTTTTATGAAGGTGCATCAGTTCATGATGTTGTAATAGACCCATCCATTACATTCAAAGACATAAAACAAAAATCTAGATATAGTTTAAAAATAGCATTAGACTATATTAGTCAACTACCCGATGATGAGTTGGTTTATTTGGTAGAAGATGATTACTTGCACTATACTGATACTATTAGTAAGATGATAGAGGCATATGACTATTTTCAACAGATAACCGCACCTGACGTTTCAATTGGCATATTCCCACAAGATTTTACTCAATTATATTATCATCCATTTAATGAATTTAATGATACATATGTAAGAGAATGTTTAGTATTGCCAGGTCCTGATAGATATTATAGGACAACATGGTTTACGCATGAATCGTTTATGATTCCAGTATCACTGTTTAAAAAGTATAAAGAAAATTTCTATTCATTATTAGACATAGGAACAATAGATGGATATTGGGAAGGTAATACTATTAGTCATATATGGCAACAACAAGATGTTAAAATACTAATGCCAATGAAAACACTGGCAATTCATTTGGGACAAATTAAAGATATATCTTTTTATGTAGCGGATGCAAACGAATTATGGGAACAAAACAAAATATCTTAATAGTAGGCGCTGGCTTTGCTGGAGCTACTATCGCACGTGAACTAGCTGAAAATGATTATACTGTAACAGTTATAGATAGCAGAGATCATATAGGTGGTAATGCATATGATTATATTAATGAGCATGGATTACGTATACACAAGTATGGTCCGCACATATTTCATACTAGCAATAAAAAAGTATTTGATTGGGTTAGTAAGTTTACTGAATGGACATTCTATGAACATCATGTATTGGCATTACTAGAAAGCGGAAAATATGTTCCGTTTCCAGTCAATACAACTACATTGCAAACAGTTAAGAAAGAAGATGTATATAGAACTTTCTTTGAACCCTATAGCAAAAAGATGTGGGGAGAACATTATAAAACATTAAGCAAAGATGTATTGAATAGAGTTAGTACTAGAGATAATGACGATGATAGATATTTTAGAGATGAATATCAATACTTGCCTACTCATGGATATACTACTTTATTCACTAACATACTAAATCATCCTAATATAACAGTTAAGTTAAACACCCTATTTGATAAAAGTATGGAAAATAGTTATGACCATATCTTTAACTCTATGCCCATTGATGTTTATTATGATTTTGTGCATGGAGAATTACCATATAGGTCTATCAAGTTTCATTCTATAACATTCCCGTTACCAAATTTGTTGCCCACTACTGTAGTTAACTTTACTGATAATGGGTCGTTTACTAGAATGACTGAATGGAATAAGTTACCCAATAATATTAAGACCGGTAATACTACTTTGACGTTTGAAGAACCATGTGATTACAAAGATAACAACAATGAACGTTATTACCCGATTGACACGTATAGAGATTTATATAAGAAGTATAGAGAGATAGAGAATCCAAAGAATACGTTTATTGGACGTTGTGGAATGTACGTATACATTGATATGCATATGGCTATTAGCTCCTCATTAGATACGGTACATAGTTATATGAAACAAGAAAACATCAACTAATTTTTAATTTAGATAAGTAGTTATCTAATGAATGTATTCCAATTGAATTATGATACCAGGCTCAGCGACTGGTACAAATTAAGAGAAAAACTAGAAGATAGTGATGTTAAGACTAAATGTATAGAAGTGGACAAATGGTGGCAAAATGCCCCATTAGTCAATCACCATTTGCATTTATTTGATAGTGATCGGTGGCCCGGACCATGGGATCTTTTGGTAGAAAACACCTATTGTACTGTTGCAAGAGCACTAGGAATGTGTTATACTCTGTTATTGATAGGAATTTCCGACATTGAAATAGCAGAAGCAACAGATTTAAGTGGAGAAGATGTAGTATTAGTCTTGGTTGATAGTGCAAAATATGTACTTAATTACTGGCCCGATATGGTAGTAAATATAAATTCAACAGATTTTACAATCAAACGCCGAATTAGCGTTGCTGAATTGCATAAAAAATTATAACAGGTAAAAAATGAACAACATAAATGTAGTTAAACGTAACGGCAAAATAGTACCACTAGATATTAGTAAAATACAAAGACAAGTAAGTTTTGGATGCAAAGGCATAGATAACGTAAGCCCTAGCATGATAGAAATCAAAGCTCAAATAGAATTACATGATGGAATGAGCACAAAAACAATCGATGAACTATTGCTTAAAGCAATGGTAAACTTGATTGATGAAACAGAAAACCCAGACATTAACAACGTTAACTATCAATATGTAGCAGGTAGACAAAAGGTCTCTATGCTACGTAAAGAAGTATACGGTAATTACACACCTCCAGCGCTATATGAAATTGTTAAAAAGAATATAGAATTAGGTATGTACACTGATGAACTATTAAAATGGTATACTAAAGAGGAATGGGATATCATTGATTTGTTTATAGACCATAGTAAGGACGAAAATTACACCTATGCGGCTATCGCTCAACTAGCAGAAAAGTACTTAGTACAGAACCGTGCTACTGGTCAAATTTATGAGACTCCTCAGATTCGTTATGCAATAGCAGCCGCAACGGCATTCCACAATGAACCAATAGAAAAGAGACTAAAATATGTTAAAGAATATTATGAATGTGCGAGCGATGGTCATTTTACCCTCGCTACTCCAGTTCTTGCTGGTCTCGGTACTACTACCAAGCAGTTTAGTTCCTGTGTTCTTATTTCTAGTGATGATACTCTCGATAGTATTTTTGCGGCTGGTGAAATGATGGCAAAGTATGCTAGCAAACGTGCTGGCATAGGATTAGAGATTGGGCGCATTCGCCCACTAGGCTCACCTATTCGTAACGGAGAAATCAAACATACAGGCATGATTCCTTTCTTGAAGAAATGGTTTGGTGATCTACGTAGTTGCAGTCAAGGTGGTGTACGTAATGCAAGTTGCACAGTTACATTCCCAGTATGGCACTATCAGTTTGAAGATTTAATTGTATTGAAGAACAATCAAGGTACAGAAGAAACACGTGTACGTCAAATGGACTATAGTGTTGTAGTCAATAAGATGTTCTGGAATCGTTATCGTAACAATGAGAATATGACATTGTTTGATCCACATGAAGTACCTGATCTATATGAAGCATATTACAGAGATAGTGCTGAGTTTGAAAAACTATACACTATGTACGAACACAAGCGTGGTATCAAAAAGAAAACGATATCGGCAGTAGAGATTTTTAAGAATGGTATTCTTAAAGAAAGAACAGATACTGGTCGTATCTATATGGTTAACATTGATAACGTTATCAATCAAGGACCGTTTGATACAACCGTTGATCCGATTTATCAAAGTAACTTGTGCCAAGAGATACTATTACCTACTAAGCCTTTTCAGCGAATTGAAGACGAGACAGGACGCATAGCCCTATGTACATTGGGTAGCATTAACTGGGGTGCATTTAGAACACCACAAGAGATGCGTAAGGCTTGTAGAGTATTAGTACGTTCACTAAGCAATCTCCTAAGTTACCAAGACTTCTTGAGCGTTCAAAGTAAACTAGCTAATCTAGACTTTGAGCCTTTAGGAGTTGGTATTACTAATTTAGCTTACTGGCATGCAAAACGTAATTACAAATACGGTGAGAAAGAAGCACTAGCAGAAGTTAAACGTTGGATGGAACATCAGGCATTCTATCTAACTGAAACATCAGTAGAGTTAGCAGAAGAAAAAGGTGCTTGTGAGAAGTCTGCACAAACATATTATGGCAAAGGTATATTTCCCTGGGAACGTAGAAACAAAGGTGTAGATGAACTAACAGACTTTACACCTAGTATGGATTGGGAACTACTTCGTCAAAAACTACTGAAACATGGTATCCGTAATGCTACACTAATGGCTATAGCACCTGTTGAATCTAGCTCAGTAGTATTAAACTCAACAAATGGCATTGAGATGCCAATGGAAATGATTAGTGTAAAAGAATCTAAAGCAGGTAGTTTTGTACAAGTTGTTCCAGAATACAAAAGATTAAAGAACCGCTATCAGTTGATGTGGGATCAAAAAGATTGTGTAGAATATTTAAAAACTGCGGCAGTACTGGCAGCATACATCGACCAATCGATTAGTACTAACACATTCTATAACCCTGCATTCTTTGATAAAGGTAAAGTACCCGGTACATTGATTAGCAAGAACTTAATGCTTGCTTATAAGTGGGGTATTAAAACGGTATACTACAGCTTGATTAACAAAATGGGTTCAAAGGCTGCTCTATCTGAAGAAAATAATGTAATACCCTTCATTAAATTAGATGCAATTGAAGATGAAGAATATTGCGAAAGTTGCGTTCTATAAAGGAAAAACATGAAAAAACTATTATTAATCTTATCACTTTTTATATTCGGTAATGCACAAGCACAAGAAATTGCATTGTGTAACGGTAAGTATGCACTATGTGCAGCCTCTACTTGTAAAACTACTGGAAAAACTATTACAACCAATGACGGACAAGTATGGCCTGAAGTAAGTTGTACATGTCCTGTACTTGAAGGTTTGGCTATTGCTGATTTGACAGGTGGAAATATGAAGGGTAGTTGTGCCGCCCCTGATGCTAACAGCGTATGGAGTTTGTTTGCACCTAAAGTATTCTATCCACAAGAAGCAAGTAACTTTGTACAAAAGCCAAAGAGTGCAACTAGAGCCACTGTTCAATCATGTCCTGGAGAGTTAGCAGCCGGTAGCACAAATTGCTGGAGTATGGTATGTACATATGATAAAACTATCAATGGAACACAAACAGCTAGTTGCAAATGCCCAATCAATCAAATTCAAAAAGGAGTTGATTTCTTAACTGAAGCAGGACAGGGAGATCCAAAAGCATGTGCGAAACACCCCGTAGCAGCACCTAATGTTTTTGAAAATAAAATACAAACAAAAGGTAAAAAATGAGCACCAGTCAATATAATTTAACAACAAAGACAGACTATCTGTCACGTAAGATGTTTTTGGACCCAGCCGGCCCAGTTACAGTACAGAGATTCGAAGAAGTAAAGTATCCTAAATTACAAAAGTATGAAGAAACAGCACGTGGTTTCTTTTGGGTACCGGAAGAGATTAGTCTGACAAAAGATAAAATTGACCATAAGGAATCAAGTGATGCCATTAAACATATTTTTACTTCAAATCTGTTACGTCAAACGGCACTTGATAGCATTCAAGGTAGAGCCCCAAGCCAAGTATTCGGTCCTGTGTGTAGTATCCCGGAACTCGAAGCGTTAACTCTTACTTGGGGATTCTTTGAAACAAGCATTCATAGTAAGAGTTATAGCCACATCATTCGTAATGTATACGGAGTGCCTAAAGAAGAATTTAATAAGATACATGATACTACAGAGATTGTGGGAATGGCAGCTAACATAGGTCGTCACTATGAAGCACTACATCAACTTAACTGTAAGAAAGAATTAGGGATAGAAGTAGACCTACACGAACATAAAAAAGCTATTTGGATGGCTCTACATGCAAGTTATGCATTAGAAGCATTACGCTTTATGGTTAGTTTTGCAACAAGTCTTGCTATGGTAGAGAACAAGATTTACATTGGTAACGGAAACATTATCTCTTTGATCCTGCAAGATGAGTTGCTTCACTCAGAATGGACAGCATGGTTAATTAATAATGTTACAAAAGACGATAACGAGTTTGTACAAATTTCAAATGAAATGCAAAAAGAAGTATATAGTTTATATATGGAAGTCATCAGAGAAGAAAAAGAATGGGCAACATACTTATTCAGTAAAGGTGTAGTCATTGGGTTGAATGCAGAAATCTTACAAGACTTTGTAGACCATACTGCATTTATTAAACTAAAAGAAATAGGTATTAAGTATGCGGAGAATCATCCTAGGTCTAGTCCTATTCCATGGTTCAACAAGCACGTAAACATTAACAAGAAACAAACAGCGTTACAAGAAAACGAATCTACTAACTACGTTATTGGCGTTATGTCAGATGTAGTTAACTATGAGGAGTTACCAGTACTGTGATAGAAAAAGATATTAGAAAACAATTAAACATGATTAATGAATCTATGCAAATTAATGAAGATCCAGTCACAAAATTTGCTAGTTTAGCGCATGAAGAATGGCGTAAGAATTATGATCCTACCGGTACAAAGCCTAGAATTAAAAAGAATAGTGATGGTACTGAAGGTGATATCAATCAATCGTTTAACAAAATTCATCCTGATTGGCAGAAAGAAAACTTAGCTGCCGGTCAAGCCGCATTAGAAGCAGTTAAACAGTTTCCTAATGATGAAGAACAAGCTAGCGAATATATACACATTCAATGGATGAGACGTAATCCCAAACAAGATTACAATGCCGCACAACATGTACCTTATGAACAACTTCCTGAAGAAGAAAAAGAAAAAGATAGGGTACACGTAAGAACAATGAAAAAACTATTAGGACAACAATAAAGGAGAAAAGGTATGTTAGAAACATTATTTTATATAGTAGTAGGTGCATTTATAGGTTGGAACTTCTCTCAACCACAATACGCAAAAGACATTCAAACAAAATACTTACAAAAGTATATTGATAAACTAAAAGCAATATTATTCTTTTGGAAATAAGAGGTAATATGAAAGCAATCGTATGGAGTAAATACCACTGCCCTTATTGCGATCAAGCAAAGGCATTATTAAAACAAAAAGGCATCGAATTTGAAGAAAAGAAGATCGGTGACGGATACACTAAAGAAGAATTATTAGAAGCAGTGCCAACTGCTCGTACAGTACCACAAATCTTCTTAGATGGAGAATTGATCGGTGGATTCACCGAACTTAAACAAAAACTAATAGAAAGCAATTAATGCAAATAACACTAAAACAAAATCAAGTATATACATTTAAACTTAACTCAGGAGAAGAACTTATCGCTAAAGTTATCCAATCCGGTGGAGACTTTATTGAAATTGAAGAACCAGTCTCTATTGCACCTATGCAACAGGGTATGCAAATGATTCCTAGCGTATTTACTGCAGAACCGAAGGGTGAATTCAGACTAAATACTAATAACGTTACAATGTATGCTGAGACTGAAGATAGCATTAAGATGAAATACATTGAAGCAACAACAGGAATTAAGATTCCTGATAAAAAACTAATATTAGGTTAATATGGCAAAATTGAGTAGGGTAGGTGATCAGAATCAAGCAGGTGGAGGTATCGTCAGAGGTGCTTCTACTGTATTTGCTAATGGTATCAAAGTAGGACTACACGTTAGTACTATGACACCCCACTCACCATGGGGTCGATCACACCCTCCTCATAGAGCCGCAACTACTACATCAGGTAGCCCAACAGTATTCTGTGAAGGCTCACCTGTACTCAGAGTGGGGTCAGGAAATAGTTGCGGTCATAGTATCGTAAAAGGTAGTCCTGATGTATTCGTCCCATGAGTCTAGCAGGTAAACAAACTCCACTGAGTCTTAATGTTTTAAGCTCATTAATGCAAAGCATAGGATTCAAGCAGGGTCAGTATAGCTCTGACTATGCCGGTGGTTATACACCACCTACTACATATAGTTATGGAAGTATAGTTGGTGCAACTTGCTTGCTAAATCTTATGCTCTCAGCAATATATGCACAGGGCAAAATTGGATCAGGTATAACTCAAGGTACATATGATAATCTAATCAGTATAGGTGCAGGATCTATACGTGCATTAGGTAATACCCCACCAACTACTTACACTACATCAATATCTACTACTCATAATAAGTTTGGATTTATTGCACAATTAGCTATTCAAGCATATAACGAACTACACCCAAATGGTGGAACATATGCTGACTTTGTTAATAGCTATATGGTATGTCATAACTATGTAAACAGCAACAATGATGTTATTAGTAGCATGGTCAATAGCGCAGACTTCTTAAAAGGCGCATATAGTAACATGGATGATCTGGTAACCGGAGACGTTACCGGTGTCAGTCTATCTACAATATATTGGGGACAGGATCTAATTAACTTAGGTCGTGCTTTAGACTTAAAGAAAATAGCAACGTTTGGTAACCCGGCTGACTTGCTACTAACTCTACAAGCTAATAACGCATTCACTAAAGCTGTATCATTGGCTTTACTAGCTACAGGACTAACCTCTCCTGAAATATTAAGTATTCTAACAGCTACTACACCCGCTACTATAGAACAACAAAAGAAAATCTATACAGCATATAAGATTATAATGGGTACTGACTTAGAAAATGTATTGATACCTTTAAACTGTCAAACAAAAGGATTAAACACTCTTGCAGATTTGTTAAACCCTATTAAGATATTCCCCAACAGTTACTCAACATTGACCGTACCTAAATACAACTCAATAGATTTACCTACTAATAGTAAAACATACTATTTGATATATGAAGGCACTGGAGTAAACAGTCAATTACTATCATATGGCACAAGATTAAACAATGTTATTCCTAGTGATATAGCAGCCGCCTGTGATGCGTTTAGTACAACGATACAACAGATTAAAAATATTGCTTCAATGGACGTACAAAAATTAGCACAAGTTGTAGCTAATATGGAAACATTGAAAGACTTGAATCTTAATAATACTGATGTACCAACAAATCAAACACTTGTAGCACCTGCATTAGCACAAATAGCAAATGGATCAGGTGATAGTGGTACGTATACTATGTATGACTTCTTTGGTGCATTAGTGGGTAATGCATACAAATTAGATGAGATACAAACATATATTCTTAAACTACAATCATCTAACCTAACAACAATATATGCTAACATTAATAGTTTATTATTAACTGCAGGTCCATATACAGCATTACAAGGTTTAATAAATGATGCAAATACAGAAGTAGCCGCTATCATGACTAATAACCCAACTGATGCCGCATACTTGAATACATTATGGAACGATCTAGGAACACAACTTCAAAAAGAAATTGATCTTAGAAGCGACACTATATCAGTGGATACAGTGGGCGCATTAGCTGATATCTACAGTTTTGTAGATATGATTAACCAATATGCAACAGAAACTCAAGCAGAAATGAGTGTTGATGTATTGGAAAAAATCTCTGACATTACTACCGTTGGTGGTAGAAGTATCATAGGATTAATGCGAGAAATTCGCAACGCACAACGTATTATGTTAGCCGGCGGCATATTAGATAATGATATTGACAATAAGCTATCGATTACGTTTGTAAACAATTTGGGTATACCAAAATTGACAGGGGTAGCTATACCGGGAAGTTTAGCTGGTAGCCCTGAAACTAACTTAATACCCGAAAATCTTGATGTGTATACATATGCTCCAACTACTGTGATACCATCAATCTATACACCTTTAGAAGCAATCGATGATGTTATTAGATGTAACTGCGACTGCTGGGATAACCTATAAATTCGGTTAAACTAAGGTTGTGTACTTATCACATATAGTGTATACTATATGAACGAAAGGAATAATATGAAAACTTCTCTATTAGAGAACTTTAAGTTTTTAATCGTAATGTCCATTCTTTTACTTGGAACATTACTTCCCAAAACAACAGTAGTCCCCGTCATGCAAAATTCTCTGTCTAACAAAATGGTAGATATGAAACAACTAATATGCATGGCTAATAACATATTCTTTGAAGCAGGCAGTGAACCACTTAAAGGACAAGCAGCCGTAGCACATGTAGTATTAAACAGAGTGCGTCATGGCTTTGGTGCTAACCCATGTAAAGTAATCAATCAAGTTACAAATATAGACAATAAGAAAATCTGTCAGTTTAGTTGGGTATGTGAGAACAAAGCACCACCCAATAAACGTGATGCACGATACATTAAATCGTTACAAACAGCATATGAAGTAATGGTACTGGGTATGTATAAAGATGTTGTACCTCGTAGTACCTTGTTCTTTCATAACACCACTGTACAACCTAATTGGCCATATCGTAAAGTAGCAGAGATCGGTAACCATATATTCTATAGTAAGATTTATAAAAAATGATAGTAAGAAGCAAAGAACGTGGGACATTTCAAATAAAAAATCTAGTTGAGAAAGTTAAACTGGGTGAGAAAACTGTGGAATCAGCAGAAGAAATGATTGACTTTTATAAAAGTTCTCATCAACGGCAGCTTGACCTTGAAGAAACATATGAATGGAAAATAGACAACATGGAGTACGACTTGCGTAGTACTCAATGGATTGTTGATAAAGTCAAAAAAGACAATGTGTACGCACAACATCTTTATGCTTCTATGTGTAACAATGACTTTACTAAGAATGATGTATGGCCCATACTGACTGAAAAGAAATGGAGTTGCAGTTGGAGACATGCCGGCGGTATTATTGCCGACATGCAAGAGAAGGGTGATTACATTGATTGGTATTGTTCTGGGATTAGAGATAGTAAAATATTAGATGACGATGAATTCAATAGCTTAACTAAAGAACAACAAGAATACTATATACAAGGTAAGAATTTTGTTCCCGAAAGTGCGGTAACAGACGAAATTAGAGAAGACTTACTAAAACTAGGCTGGATAGTGGTAGATGACAAATAACGTATATGTTGGATATGATTCTAGGCTTAATAACGTTTATGAAGTATGTAAACACAGCATCTTACGACATAGCAATGTAAATGTATTACCCATAGTTCAACAGGAACTACGAGACAAACATATCTACACCAGGCCCATAGACGATAAGGCTAGTACAGAATTTACATTAACTAGATTCACGGTGCCATTACTTAATAAATATACTGGCTGGGCATTGTTCTGCGACTGCGATTTCTTGTTCTTAACTGATGTAAATGAACTATTCAACACAGTTAATAACGACTATGCTGTTATGGTAGTCAAACACGCCTACACACCAAAAACATCAATTAAAATGGATAACAAAACACAATATTCTTATCCTAGAAAGAATTGGTCTAGTCTTATTCTATTCAACTGTGAACACATATTAAATAGAAATATAGACGTAAACAATATGGAACCAAATTATCTACATCAATTTAAATGGTTAGACGATAAACATATAGGATCAATAGACACTGCTTGGAATCACTTAGTTGGGTATTGTACCGGAACACCTAAAGCTTTACATTATACTGACGGTGGTCCATGGTTTACGAACTATAAAAATACTGAATACAACTCAATATGGAACAAGGAATATGAACTTTATCGGCAACAACTGTGAGTACAATAACATTGTACGCAATAATCTAAATGAAATAGATTATACAATTGTCAGTAACATCGGTGATGACTACACTAAAGACATTATAGGCAATAAAGTTATCATGTTAATGCCCATTGAGAGTCTAGAGGGATATACTACTAATACTGGTATAGGACTATCTAAAATGATTGAAAGCGGATTTACTGATAGCTTAAAGGTTTATACTACAATCTATCTGTATATGCATAAACAAATAGATCCTGTTAAAGTAGCAGATATTATCAATACATTTGATAAGAACAATCTAGTAGATAATATTTGGCTCTACCCCACATTAGAAAACTATGAAATAAGAGATAATAGTGTAGAAAACTTAGCTTGGCAGAAACTCAAACCACTCAACGTTAGCTGAATACTCTAATAGCTTGTTTATTATCTGACTATACTCAATAGTATTGATAACTTCATTGTAACTATCAATACTATCCCATCTACATTCATAATACTCACTAACGGGTATCATTTCATGTAATCTTAACGGGATATAGTCAGCCATTAGTTTACCTAATATGTCTTTCTCTTGCCAAGATGTATTGGGCAATATATCTTTGAATAATTCTTTGTCCCCAATATGTATTTTAAAATAGTTCTTATACATATTCACACACTACTAAATGAGTACGGGTTACATTGTTACTACTGTTAAACACAGTATGTAATCTTCTTGCATTCAATTTATATAAGTATCCGTCACTTGGTATATGGAATGCTTGATTAGTTTCTAAATCATATGCAACACAGCTAGGATCAGTAAATAACGCAATATGCCACCGTGCTTCAGTATCTCTATGCATTGTTAATAACTTAGCTGGGCCCATATTCATTATTCTAGCACGTCCAATCTTCCCTGGAATAATCTTTAATGTGTCTTCCCATATAGTATCTTTGAATATACTATTCATATACTTGAACTCAGTATAAATCAATCGTTGCCCTGCATTTAGTACGTAATCCTCTGAGTCATCATGGTTATTCAAACATATTCTACTCTTATGTTGGGGCCAGTTCTGTACATTATTTAAATAATGTTTGCGTAAACC